CTATTTTATTTTTTCTATTTCGGTCTTTAGCCAGTCAATTTCTCTTTTTGTATATACTCTCTCTGTAATATCAGTTATTGCATGTCCGACCATATATTTGATTGCGTATTCATCAACTCCATACTTTTTAGCCTTAGTTACGAAATGCACTCTTCCATCATGAGCTCTATGTTGAGTATTAAGTTTTAACCCATCTCGTATTTTGCTAAATCTCTTTTGATATTTATCATAGGTAAACATTATACTACTTCGATGAGTCGTTGCATCCGTACAATTTATTAGATATTCACTTCCAAGAGACTCTGCTTCTTTATATTTTTTATTTACCAAATGGCGAATCTTCGAATGGATTGGTACAATTCTATCGATACCAGCATCTGTTTTCATTCCACCGATAAATGTCCAATCATCAAGATTTATATTTTCAAGTTTTAATAATCCAAGTTCTTGAGGTCTCCATCCAGAATAGCATTGGATAAGGACTACATCAACGTATTGAGTGACATCTACATGTTCCCATAAGGTTTGTATTTCTTCATCTGTAAACGGGATATGACCCCTCTTAGCTTCTTCCTTTTCTTTGATAATATCATCCGAGACATTGAACGTCCTAGCATAATTTCGATCCACTATTTCATATTCTAAAGCATAATCCAGCATAAGATTAAACATGGATTTTATTCTAGCTTTAATGCCAGCTGTTGGGTGTCGTTCCTCTCCATTTATTATAGCTATACCCTCTTCCATGCAACCTTTAACGTGCCTTGCTCGTACGTCCGAAGCTCTCATATCGTAAACAGAAGAGCAGTAAGCCCATGCAGAGGTAATTGTTCTGGAACTTGAATCGGATTTTAAAGTCTTGAAATACTCATCTGTCCATTTGTCATATAACTGCTTTACAGTAATTGATGGCTCTAGATCATAAGGATTCTTGTTATATTCCACGAGAGCGGCATAAGCATCATTGTACGTAGGAAAATATGATTCAGGTTTAAGCGGCTTACAAATAGGACGACCAGCAGAAGTTTTACCAACCGTAACCATGGCCCGAAATGGGTTTCTAAGGTTACGGTTTTTTATTTCGCTTATTTGTCCAAAACCATTTGGTAGTCGTCTCCTCTTATTGGATTTACGAGGTTTTCTTGGTGCAGCATTTGCTTGTAGTGGATAACCACAATGTGGACAAGACAAAGCTTTGTCGCTCACCTGTAATTCGCACTCACGGCATTTTATTAACATGTTTTTCCTCCTTTCCGTTGATTTATCAGTAGTAATCATATATCATGATGTAGGAATTGTCAACTCCTACACTTAACATTTTCAGGATTATATTTTAACTTAGATTAGAGAACGAGGCCGTATATGATCAGTGATAATGAAACAACCTGCCCTAACTGTGGCGGCGTTTTAAAGTATTACGATAAGGTTCCTAGAATTATACGAACTAAGAATCGCATAACCAGCCATATCGAGATACGCCGACTTAAATGCGTTGGATGTGGAGCTTTACATAGGGAATTACCGAATAGCATACTTCCATATAAACAATATGAGGCAGAACTTATTAGAGGGGTGCTGGAAGGACTTATAACATGCGAAACTTTGGGTTATGAAGATTACCCTTGCGAGGTGACCATGCGTAGGTGGAGATTACAGAAAATACCATTAATTAGCTCATCCACTTGAGTTGTTTTAACAAACAGCGGTTATTAACCTAGAATAGCCTCTGAAAGGAGGTAGAAGCAATTGGATGTAGATTTTATAAATGGTTCTGTGCCGGTTTCGGTGGCGGCAAGGGTTTTTGGTAAGGATGCTTCTTGGGTTCGAGCGGGTATCATCTCTGGTTGGCTACCGATTGGTAAGGCTACTAGAAACGGTAAGCTGGTGACAAGTATTGAAGAGATGAACTCAAAGTATGGTCGAATCAATTTTTATATTTCGCCGAAGCTACTTTGGGAAGAGACAGGATACATATGGAAAGGAGAGAAGTGCTAAATGGGAACGGTGATACGTCCGGAGTTATCCGAAAAAAACAAATATTTTATTGAGAAACATCGATATTACGAGCTGAAGCATTTTTGCTTACAGTATCCGATATGGAAAAAAGCATATGCTGGATTAGATGGTCTTAGCCGGCGCCCTGCCGATTTAGCCCTTCTTTCCAAATCAAACACTATTAGTAATCCAACAGCAAAATGCGCAGAAGCCAAACTGTTTTATTCTGAAAGAATGGATATGATTGAGCGGGTTTCGGTGGACGCTGCGGCGGATTTGGCAAACTATATTTTGAGAGCGGTTACCGAGGAACTCTCTTATGATCATCTTAAAACTAGCTTAGAAATACCCTGCTGTAGGGACGTCTATTACATATTGTACAGACGGTTCTTCTGGTTGCTGAACAAGGAGAGACGATAATGAAAATTGTAGCTAAGGCTGTAAGAAAATTGTACCGATTTAATTGCCCAAATTGCGGAAGCAGACTCGAAGCTGAGTATCAAGAACTCGTCGATATCGGCGGTAAAGTAAGCAAATTCTTCTGCCCTGTTTGTCGCGAAGACCGTTTCGTTGATTGGTCGGCTCTCCGAAAAAGGACTATTTATGAGGAGAACGATCCCTCGCAATAATTACAACTCCTTTTATGAAAGGAGAGTGATATTTACGATTATTACTGATAAGGAAATGAAGGAAATTGAGCAACTAATTCCAGAGCATAAAGAGAGCTTGGTGGCATACGGTGCTTATATGTATAGGTGTGGCGTGTTTACTGGAGCGGCTTATTTGGCTATTGGCGTTGGTCTCGGTTTTATAATCCACGTGTCAAGAGTGATCTATAAGGATAGGAAATCCAAGAAAAATAAAGGGAAGGAGTCCTAACAAGGGCTCTTTCTTTTTTTTTGCCTTATTCTCCGCATGTGGGTAACGAAAAAACATGCTATCTTTGTATATGGAAAAATCCCGGGTGGGAAAAATCTGAAAAACTTTTTGAAAGGGGGTCTGTGCTATGGTGGTAGTAGTCTGGTTCGCAATTGGCGTGTTAATCGGGTGTGTTCTTACGGTGACCATATCTCGAATAAAGTCAGTTGGATCACTTCGGATAGATACTTCTGATCCGGACGATAGTCCATATTTATTTCTGGAGTTATCAAATGACGTTGGCGAGGTTTATAGGAAGAAGTATATAATACTTCGAGTTAACATTAAAAACTTCATTCCGCATAAATAACACTCCCTATTATGGAACTAACTATTTTTGAAAGGAGAACCAAAATGGAAGAAGAAATCAAAAGTTTATTGGAAGAGGAGATTGACGCTCAAATTCGAGACTTGTCTTCTCTTCAACCGGGAAGCAAAGAGAAATCAACAGCGATTGAGGACCTGGCTAAGCTCTACAAACTGAAGATCGAGGAGACCAAAGCCAAATGGGAAATTAATGAGAAGTACGATGATCGTGATAGCGACGTACAACTCAAAAAAGACCAGTTGGCAGAACAGGTTAGAGATCGATACTTCAGGTTGGGGGTCGAGGCAGCGGGTATCGTATTGCCGTTGATATTCTATGCTGTCTGGATGAAGAGAGGATTTAAGTTCGAAGAGAACGGAACATATACCTCAACAACATTCAGAGGGTTATTTAACCGTTTTAGACCGACAAAGTAACGAAGTTCATAAACGATGAGTCGTGTGAATTACACAGGCTCTTCGTTTTTCTGCGTGAATTTTACAACTCGTATTATGGAACGGAGTAAAAAGCTTTTTATCTCTTGACTTAATACCGGAAAGCAGTGTATAATTAATGATTACTTTCCGAGTTAATAAGGAGGTAACGATATGGGCTTATTCATGTTCGGTAAAAAGAAGGATACGAGTAGTAACGACTTGGTCGAAAATAGCTATAATGATATTCCAGACTACACAGGATACAATCCCGATTGCCCCCACTGCGGAGCGACTATGAGGTTTAGTTATAACAAATCGGAATTCAGGTGTTTCGAGTGTGATCTCGTAATGGATGAAAACGATTGGGATCATGATAGCGAAGATTCAAGCGGTATGCCGTTTGTATGCTCTACTTGCGGAGGACCGTGGCCGAGCTGTCAAACAAGCTGTAAAATGTTTGATGAGTAACAACATATTTAAAAAGCTTGTACCAACATGGTATGGGCTTTTTTCTTTTGGAGAAAAACTATGCGATATCATTATGAGAAGCCTAAAATTTATCTATCGATGTACGGAAAACTTCATATTTGCGAGCATCCGGTATATAGTGCTTGTACGCTATTCCAGATAGAGGATAAAGGTTTAGCAGTGATACAACAACGGTTCGACTCAGAGACTAAAAGCACATGGTGGTGCGAATTGGACCCATGGCTTACGGATGATTTATATGTTCATCCCGGTTTCAAAGAGTATTTTGATAAACGTGCTGGAGAGTGTACGGACGGGCTTTACCCTACCGTCACAATTAGACAAATGATGTGGGCATTAAAAATGAAGTCAATTCCGAAGGAACGATGGGAAACAGTTTTCGATAGAGCGGATATCTAAACGAAAAATACAGCTCCTTTTATGAAAATCAATGAAAAGGAGATAACATAATGAAACTTGTATTTGTTGAAGAATTACCAGAGAAAAGAAGGCCGAAACACAGCCTACAGAACGTAATCGATGAATTTATTGAAAGTGGAAATGAAGTTGCTATGATTGACTTTAGTGACCACGATTATAAATCGCCTCGAGTATGTTATTCTTGTATGTGGGTAGCGGCTAAGAACTCTAAGCACCGGGTGAAAGTAAAAATGAGAGATAGTGGAGTATACTTAGTACGAATTTGATTTTCATAAGGAGGGTCCAGACATGGACTCTTCTTTTTTTACGCCAAAATAACAACTCCTATTATGAAAACAACTTTTTAGGAGGTAGGTTATGAAAATGACAGATATGGTTATATCGGCTATTTTAAAGAAGGGTATTTTATACGAAGCAAGGAACATAGACACTGATGTCGAAATTCCTATGATGGTAGAAAATCAAGAACGTAAAATTAAGATTAATATCAAGTGTGAGCACATGACACTACGAATCGAGAAGGATGAGAAGTAAGAGGCATTGCCTCTTCTTTTCTCTTTTACGCGAAAATTGCAGAGTCTATTATGGAGAAACAGTTAGCTCAGTGGTAGAGCAACACGCTTATGTAGTGTAGGTCAAGGGTTCGAATCCCTTACTGCTTCTCTAAGTTTTGAGCCGCAAAGGCTCTTATATTTCGAAAGGAGAAAAACATGAATACAACACCGGTAATTCAAAAGATGATGCATAAGCCAGGGCTATATATAAGGAAATATTCTCCTGTGGCTCTGTCTTGTGTAGCGTCCGTAGGTGTAGTTGTAACCACCGTCTTAGCTGTAAAAGCAACTCCAAAAGCTATGGAGCTCATCAAAGCGGATAGCCGTAATAACCATGACGGAGACCCCTATGCTTACACAAAGAAAGAGGCAATTGCATCTGCATGGAAATGCTATATTCCGGCAGTAGCATTTGGTGTCTCTACTATCGCCTGCATTATTGGCGCAAATGCGCTGAATAGGCGTCAACAGGCGGCTCTCACTAGCGCTTATGCATTTGTCAATAATTCCTACAAGGAATATAAGGACAAGCTTAAGGAAATTTATGGAGAAGAGGCCCATCAGCAAATTATGAAAGAATTAGCCGTGGAAAAAGCTAAGGAGATTCCACTTGAGGTTGGAACATTTTTGGGCAGTCAAACTTTGGGTTTTGAAAACCTAAAAGAGGATGAGCGTTTATTTTACGATGCAATAGGCGATCGATATTTTACTTCAACTATTACCCGGGTTCTCGAGGCCGAATATCATCTTAATCGAAATTTTTGTTTGGGTTGGGTTCCATCATTAAACGACTTTTACGAGTTCCTTGGTCTTGAAAAAACAGAGTACGGTGATACGGTTGGATGGACAAATTCGAACGGCGACTACTATTGGATTGATTTCTTCCATTGTCACACCGACATTGATGGGACGATGGATTGTTGGGTTATTGAATCCTATCAAACCCCGACCCCAGAATTTCTTGAAGATCTTTAATTACGCATATTTTACAACCACTATTATGAAAAGGAGGTAATTGCTTTATGGACAGTAAATGGATTAAGGTTCTTGGAATTGTCGCAACCGCGATCGGAATGGGCGCAACGCTCTTAACCGATTGGGTTAATGACAAAAAGACAGACGAAAAGATCGAAGAAAAAGTCAACGAAGCGTTAGCCAAACAGGCGAATAAAAATGAAGAGGGGTCCTAACAAGGGCTCTTTTTCTTTGCGTGAAAGGAGGGAGGCGGTTAAAATCCGAAATCAGGAAATGTGTGATATGGCAATATCAATTATTAGCGAATACATAAACGAACATCTTTCTGAGGTGGATTCGACGTATCCGAACGATTGCTTCGAAAATAGAAGCTATGCAAGATGGGCTGCTTATGAAATTATCGAGCGCCTTAATAACGAGGCCGAACGATTGCCTCCCCACATCACAGAATCATGGCGAGAACCAATACCGCCAATCGACATCATTGCTGGGTTCTTGGAAGAGATGGAGTGTTATATATGCAACGGTTGCGATGAACAACACGAGCGTATATTCTCCATAGCCAAGGATTTAGCAGACGAAATTATTTTATTGTTTGTATAAACCTATTAACTTTTTATTTTTTGAAAGGAGAAAAAATCATGAAGGTATTAAGAAAAAGAGAAGTCGAGGTTAAGAAAGCAAGGATTGGAGATCAAATCACAATTCAACTGGCTGAGTTTGGTGAGTTTACTGCAACCGTACAGAAAATCACGGACAGAGGACCGTTGTTTATGTTTGACGATTATGTTGCCAGCAGACCCATGAATGCAAAGCCTACCAACAAAGGCGGCTTTGAAAAAAGTGACCTTAAGAAATGGATGGGCGATGTTCTATTACCCGCCTTTCCGGAAGCTATGCAAGGGAAAATCGAAAATCTTACGATTCCAACATACGGACAGATGTTTGGTCATGACGATTGGTACAACGATGTCATGGAGCCTGACGATGATGAGCAGTTCCCTCTTATGATGAAGCGGCGGAACCGTGTTGCCGATTTCAACAACGATTATAAGTGGGGTTGGTTGCAAAACGCGACAAAGAAGAAAGTGTCTGCGGCTATTTTCGCTCTTGTGGCCTACAATGGCCTTGCGACCTGCACCTACGCGTCGGACTCTCTTGGGGTTCGTCCGGTCTTCTTGTTGGTTGACTAAATCACCGCCCCTTGTGGGCGGCACAGAGAACTTAGAAACGAAAGGAGAACAAACGTGGGTAAATTAAACCTATCCAACATTGCCAATGGTGTACGGACGGCAATGAAAAAACATAGTCCGGAGATTCTTACTGGTATTGGTATAGCGGGGATGATTACAACTTCCGTATTAGCAGTTAAAGCAACACCTAAAGCTCTCATTCTCATTGAAGATAAAAAAGATGAAGAAGGTGTGGACAAGCTTACACCAGTGGAAACCATAAAAGCGGCATGGCCTTGTTATATTCCGGCAGCCGTAACAGGAGCGTTGTCGGTGGCGTGTTTAATCGGGGCAAGTTCCGTAAACGTACGGCGTAATGCTGCGTTGGCTACTGCCTATACCCTTTCCGAATCTGCTTTAAAGGATTATCAAGAAAAGGTAATCGAAACAATAGGTGAAAAAAAGGAACAGGACGTAAGGGACGCAGTTGCCAAGGAACGAATTGCCAGAGATCCAGTTAGCTGTAAAGAAGTTATCATTACTGAGAGAGGTAACGCTCTCTGCTATGATGTGATTTCCGGAAGATATTTTAAGTCAGACATTGATAAGCTTAAGAAGGCCGAGAATGAGCTTAATCGTCAGATGAGAGACGAAATGCGTATTTCTCTCAACGAGTTTTATGACGAACTTGGACTTGGTCATATTGCTGTCGGTGACGATCTCGGTTGGAATATCGAAAAAGGATACATTGAGTTAGATTTTAGCTCTCAACTTGCAGATGACGAGACCCCTTGCCTCGTGATTGGTCACGGTAATCTACCAGTATACGATTACTGCCGATGGTAGCCGCGCGAAAAATACAGGGTCTTTAATGGAAGAACATCTCAACTTTTCTATATTAAAAGGAGGAAAAAACAATGGAAACCAACGAAATCATGAACAATGAAGAGGTTATTGAAGTAACTGAGGAAATCGCAACTGCGGGTTCTGGTAAAGGTTTAAAGATTGCTGCCGGTATCGGCTTGACTGTACTTGTGGGCGGACTCGCTTATAAATACGTTGTCAAACCAATGTGGGCAAAAATCAAAGCCAAGAAGGAAGAGCAGAAGATTTCTGTAGAGGACTATGACGGCTTCGAAGATGATGAAGAGGAATCGGAGGAAGACTGAATAAAGAAAATGGAGTTCGGATAAGGGAAAGTACCTATAACAAGGTGCTTTCTCTTTTTTTTTGTCGAGAGGAGGTAAAAATTATGAATCGATATACATATGACGGACCGGTTATGGAGTTTGAAACTTGTGTTAGTAACCGCTGGAAAGCTTCCACGTGCGCCGTATCTGAAAATAAAGCAAAGAGCAATCTCGCTTACCAATTCAAGAAAAATAACAACAGGGTTCCGAGTTCGAGAATTACGTTACCGGGGAAGCTTGTTTTGGTTCAGTGAAAGGAGAAAAAGTAGATGCAGGAATACAAAGCAAATTCCCATAAATCCAAGACGGAGCAGAGTGATCCGATTCCTGAGAAAAAAGTAGAAAAAGTAATTGCCGGTACGGTTAAATCCAAAAAGAAAGGCGAGCTTCAAAAGTTTGCCGATGTCTTTATTTCCGAGGATGCAGATAAGGTGAAATCTTATATCCTGATGGATGTGCTGATTCCAGCTGTTAAGAAAGCTATATCCGATATTGTGACCAACGGTATTGACATGGTTCTTTACGGGGAAACCGGTCGCACCAAAAAAAATTCACCTGGTTCTAAAGTATCTTACAGGAGCTACTACGATAAAAGAGATGATCGCCGGGATTACGACTCACCGAGAACCAGAACCGGCTATAGCTACGACGATATTATCTTGGATAATCGCGGCGAAGCGGAAGATGTCCTATCGAAGATGGACGAACTGATTTCTACTTACGATTTTGCCAGTGTTGCGGATTTGTACGATTTGGTCGGTATCACCGGCAATTATACGGATAACAGGTACGGATGGACCGATATTCGGAGCGCATCTGTAGTTCGGGTAAGAGAGGGTTACATGCTCAAGTTACCCAAAGCACTACCATTAAATTAAAAGGAGATTAAAACCATGAAAACAACAGGTATTATGAATAGCGTAAACAAGACCTTTAACAAGGTTGGCTTTCAGCTTAAAAAACACAGCCCTGAGATTCTGGTCGTCGCAGGTGTAGTCGGTGTCGTAACCAGTGCCGTTATGGCTTGTAAGGCCACTACCAAGGCGAGCGAAATTATTGATCAGACCAACGAGAACATCGAGAAAATCCACGATGTTTTGGCTGATGAGTCTTTGTCAGAAGAATATACTGTTGAAGACAGCAAGAAGGACTTAGCGATCGTTTATATTCAGACCGGCTTCAAATTTGCGAAGCTTTACGGTCCTTCCGTGCTTCTCGGTGCCCTTTCTATCACAAGTATATTGGCATCTAACAACATTCTTCGGAAGCGGAATGTGGCCTTGGCTGCTGCTTATGCAACTGTCAATAAAGGTTTTAAAGAATACAGAAGCCGTGTGGTTGAGCGTTTCGGCGAAGAGATCGACCGTGAGCTGAAATATAACCTCAAGGCGAAAAAGGTTGAGGAAACTATCGTTGATGAAAACGGTAAAGAAAAGAAAGTCAAGAGCACCGTCAATGTTTCAGACCGAAAGATTCTCAGTGATTATGCCTTCTTTTTTGAAGAATCCAACCCCTATTGGAAGAAAGACGGAAACTACAATCGGATGTTCCTTCTGGCTCAGCAGCAATACGCCAATGACAAATTAAGAGCGAATGGGTATCTGTATCTGAACGATGTACTTGACACTCTCGGAATACCGAGAACCAAGGCTGGTCAGATTGTTGGATGGGTTTACAATCCCGAAAACCCCATTGGAGATAACTATGTTGACTTCGGGATTTACGAAACTTATCGCGAAGAAGAGAAATCTTTCGTTGAAGACAAGGTAGCTGGTTACAAGTTCGGCAAAGACGAATTCGAACGCGTTGTTATTCTCGATTTCAACGTGGACGGCAATATTCTGGACTTGATGTGAACAGCGCCGACACTATTAACTACCCCTTTGATCAATATTTTGGTCTTGGGGTAGTTCTTGTTTAAGGAGACTTTACATGCGCAGGATAACGAAAACACTTACCCTCTTTTTGACAGCGGCTCTTATATTTACAGCTTGTGTCAACAATACAGCCCCTGAAAATGAGAAGGTAAAAGAAGTGGCGGAAGTGGCGGTGATTACGGAAACTGTTAGTACGGTCGTTCCGGTTAACGTCAGTAGCCCCAAAGCAGCGATCAAATCAGAAAAAAGTATCGCGAAAGAGACCCCTTTTTCCGACGAAGAGGTAGAAGTCATAGCTAAAACCTTAGCCGGAGAATGTTACGATGACAAGTTAAACGATAAACGCCTTGTCGTGGAGGTGATTCTTAACCGAGTGGCAAATGGGCGATTCGGAGAAAGTGTTATCGAGGTAGTCACGGCCGAAGGACAATTTAACGGCTATTGGAAACAAAGTCGTTCAATCAGCGATAGTGATATTCGGATTGCAAAAGAAACTTTGCGTGATTGGTATTCCAACGATTGCAAGAAGTTGTCCGAGTATCTATTTTTCTGTTCGGGACCAAACCGAGAGAACAAATTTAGAACCGAGTATTAAATCGAAAGGAGCAAAAAACAATGAATAACGGATTAGCATTTGTATCTTATACCTTGGCCGCCATGGCCGGTATCTGTTTTGTCAGCGGTCTCGCCGTTTTGTCCGGTGGAAGGAGACTCCGGCATGGATGAGCTTGAAACGGTTATTTCCTCGATCGACTACATACTGGATACCAAACGGAAAAGGCATATCACGGGAGGTATCTTGTTAAGCGTATCCCTCCTTTTCGGAGGGATAGCGCTTACAGTTATGACCATTAAAAATGGAGGACAAGGTGATGAATAATAAATTTGTGAGCTTTCTGACATTTGTTATGGGTGCGGCCGTAGGTTCAGTTGCAACATGGCAATATGTCAAGAAAAAATATGAGCAAATTTCACAGGATGAGATTGATTCGGTAAAAGAGGTGTTTTCGAAAAAGGAACCCACCCCTGTTAACGAGCCTGATGATATCAGAAATAAGGCAAACCAAGCCAAAGAAAAGCTTGGCGTCGCTGAATATGCTGCAAGATTGCAAGAACATGGGTATACAAACTACTCAAATATAGAAGCGAACGGTAAAAATGCTTCTTATAACAAAAAAGAGGAGGAATCAGAGCTAATGGCCGAAGACAAGCCTTATGTAATTGAGCCAGAAGAGTTCGGAGAGATTGATGAATATGAAAGAATTAGTCTCACCTACTACTCCGATCATATCTTGGCTGACGACAACGATGAGTTGGTAGAGGATGTGGATACCATCGTCGGGGTTGAGTCTCTGAGTCGTTTTGGAGAGTTCGAAGATGATTCAGTATTTGTTAGAAATGACCGGCTGAAATGTGACTACGAGATTCTCTTAGACCAGAGACGGTATTCAGATGTTATCAAAAGAAAGCCGCATCAGATGGAGGATTAAATGACCAGAGACGAGCTGAACAATGAATACTTTGATTGGATGTACCAGCTCGTATGCAATGAGAAATATTTTAAGGGGCTGTCTCATAGGAAGCTTTTGCACTATCTCCATGGTGTGGATTTCACATACACAATTGCTATGGATAGTAACAGAGCTGAAGATGGGACAGACCTTAGATATCGATTTGGTTACGAGCGTAACTACCCCGGCCCTATGATTGCGTCATATTTAGATGAAAAACCATGTAGTGTCTTGGAAATGCTTGTTGCACTTACAATTCGTTGCGAAGAGCATATCATGGATGACCCCGATGTGGGAAATCGAACCGGGCAATGGTTCTGGAACATGATTGTAAATCTTGGTTTAGGACGCATGAACGACTTGCAATTTTCAAAAACTCAGGTCGAGGCAGCTGTGTCGAGACTCCTTAATAGAAAGTACGAACGAAACGGCGAAGGCGGTTTATTTACCGTCAAGAATTGTAACCGCGATTTGCGGTCAGTGGAAATTTGGTATCAAATGTGCTGGTATTTGGACAGTATTCTATAGGAGAATAAAAATGACTCACAATGAAGTTTATAAATGGTTTGAATTATATTTTCCAATCTACGCCGGAGATAATATTGCTGTATGGTTTCCAAATGGTAAAAACAGTGTTCGAATAAGACAGACTAATGGACAAGAATTCATATTTACCTATAACGAAAAACAGGATTGGTGTTTTGAAACACGGGACAGTTTTTTCAAAAGAATAAAAGGAGGCGGGTAACATGGGTGAAATAGATATTTTTGTAAGTGAAATTGAAGATATTTTGAATTCTTTAAAAGAAACTTTATGTAATTCAGAAAGCATAACGGCAAAGTGGAATGCCGTTGATACTTTTATGATGGACATAGAAAGATTACAGTTACATCAACCAATAACAGGAAGAAAATCGTTTAAAGGATTGCACAACGGGGAAGATGTTGAAGGAAATACACGTTATTTATCTCATTTAGCTGCTATGCCGATTAAAGTAAACAGCATAATAAATGAAGATGAGAGTTTGTCTCCCTCGGATGTTTGTGAGATGCACGTAGGGAATATAGATGGCGAAATTTGTTTACTGATTACTCCAACAATAATAGGCCGTTGAAAGGAGACAATGATGATGGATAAGATGATTAATTATATTTTTAGTACTTTGCATGATTCGGAGAATGCTGTCAAATACATGGAACGACAACTTAAAGGCCAGACAAAAATCAATAAAAGAATTGCGATTTTTGCTTTGATAATGACCACTTATGCAGTTCTGGCAGAAATCAACAATCAGGAGCGAGACAAAAAAATTAAAAAACTCAGAAACGAACTTGAGGAATTAAAGCGTACAGAAGGAGAATAAAAATGCGATGATCGACTTTTTGATGATTTCAACACGCAGTACAAAGCGTGGTGTAATAGAAATCTATCCAAAGTTTATTATAAAAAAAAGCTCCGATCTAATGATTCGAGGCGGCGATTTCTACGCTATCTGGATTGAGGGACGTGGCTTATGGTCTACGGATGAGCAAGATGCTTTACAGCTGATAGATCAAGAACTGGATAGATATGCTGAAGAAAACCGCCAGAGCTTTGAGTCCAATATTAAAGTCCTACATATGTGGGACGCCGAATCGGGAATGATTGATTCTTGGCATAAGTACTGTCAGAAACAGATGAGAGATTCTTTTCACATGTTGGACGAAAAACTTATATTCTCTAATACAAAAACAAATAAAAAAGATTACGCCAGTAAAAAGCTGAGTTATCCGCTTGAAGCTGGCGATTTGTCTGCCTATGATAAGCTTATGTCAACTCTGTACACAGAAGAGGAACGTCATAAAATTGAGTGGGCAATTGGGTCGATTGTGTCCGGAGATTCTAAGAAGTTGCATAAATTTATGGTTTTATATGGCGCGGCAGGAACTGGTAAATCAACGGTGCTTAATATCATTCAGCAGCTATTCGAGGGGTATTATTCGGTATTCGATGCGAAAGCTCTTGGTTCTTCAAGCAACTCGTTTGCTTTGGAGGCATTCAAAAGTAATCCTCTTGTAGCGATTCAGCACGACGGCGATCTTTCAAAAATCGAGGATAATACGAGACTAAACAGTCTAGTTTCTCACGAGCTTATGACGGTTAATGAAAAGTTTCGGTCTACCTACGCTAATCGGTTTAAGTGTTTCTTATTTATGGGTACGAACAAACCTGTAAAAATTACAGATGCAAAATCCGGCCTAATTAGAAGATTGATAGATGTTTCTCCGTCTGGTGAAAAGCTCGGACCAAGTGAATATAAAACAACCGTGAAACAGGTTGACTTTGAGCTTGGAGCGATTGCCTATCATTGTCAAGAGCTATATTTGAGCAACCCCGGCAAGTACGATGATTATATTCCGATAACAATGATTGGTGCATCGAATGATTTCTATAATTTCATTATCGACTCGTATCATGTGTTTAAAAAAGAAGACGGAACCACGCTAAAGGCGGCTTGGGAAATGTATAAGAATTACTGTGATGATGCGAAAGTTACATTCCCTTTTTCTCAACGAATATTTAAGGAGGAACTTAAAAACTATTTCCATGACTACAAAGAGAGGTTTAACTTGGATGACGGTACTCGAGTTCGCAGTTATTACAGTGGCTTCCGAACTGAGAAATTTGATGATCAGAAGCCAGATGATGACGTAAAAAAAAACGAGATTTCGCTGATTCAATTTGACAGTCAGAAATCTATATTTGACGAAGACTGTGCCGATTGTTTTGCACAGTACGCCACATCTAAAGAAATTCCTTCCGAAAAGTGGGATAACACCACTTCAAAATTGTCAGAGCTGGATACATCAAGGATTCATTACGTCAAGGTTCCAGAGAATCATATCGTCATTGATTTCGATATTACAGACGAAGAAGGAAATAAATCTTTTGAAAGGAATGTTGCAGAGGCAAGCAAATGGCCGCCTACATATGCGGAGCTTAGTAAAAGTGGATGTGGAGTACACCTTCATTACATTTACACCGGAGATGTATCAAGACTGAGTCGCATTTATGACGACCACATAGAAGTTAAGGTGTTCGCTGGTAAAAGTTCATTAAGACGTAAACTATCGAAATGTAACAACTTACCTATCGCGACGATTAGCTCTGGTTTACCACTGAAAGGAGAAAAAATGGTAGATTTCAAAGGAATCAAAAGCGAGAAAGGGCTTAGAACATCAATAAAAAAAAACCTTAATAAAGAGGTACACCCTGGTACTAAGCCCAGTATCGACTTTATTTACAAAATACTCGAGGATGCCTATGCTAGCGACTTGAACTACGATGTCGCTGATATGCGCAATGCCGTTTTAGCGTTTGCAGCGAGTAGCACAAATCAATCCGACTACTGTATCAAGCTTGTAAACAAGATGCAGTTTAAGTCGGCCAATATGTCGACAGGCACAAAAAATGAAGATGCAAAATTGGTTTTTTATGATGTCGAGGTCTTCCCTAACCTATTTCTTGTGAACTGGAAGATTGAAGGCGAGGGTAAGCCGGTGGTACGTATGATTAACCCAACCCCTACCGAAATTGAAGACCTCATGAGGTTTAGATTGGTAGGATTTAACTGCCGCCGTTACGATAATCATATTTTGTACGCAAGACTTATGGGATACACAAATGAGCAGCTTTACAACCTTTCGCAGAAGATTATTTCTGGTAGCGCTAATTGTTTCTTTGGGGAAGCTTATAACGTCTCTTATACGGATGTTTACGATTTCTCCAGCAAAAAACAATCTCTCAAGAAATTTGAGATTGAGCTTGGGATTCACCATCAGGAATTAGGACTTCCATGGGACAAGCCTGTTCCAGAAGACATGTGGATTAAGGTAGCCGAATATTGCGATAATGATGTTCTGGCAACCGAAGCTACATTTAATGCTCGTAAATCGGATTTTCTGGCCAGACAAATTCTAGCTGATTTAGCAGGAATGACCGTCAACGATACAACAAACTCGCTTACTACTAGAATTATATTTGGCAATAACCGAACTCCGCAGAGTCAATTCAATTACAGGGATCTTTCAGAACCGGTTTTCGATCTTGATGCTGAGACGATTCGTTTCTTAAAAGAAGCGGCTCCGGAAATGATGGCACAACGTCATGGACCTGCCGAAAGCCTACTTCCTTATTTTCCTGGATATAAGTACGAGCATGGAAAATCCACTTATCGTGGAGAAGAAGTCGGAGAAGGCGGCTACGTTTATGCCAAACCGGATATGTACGGCGATGTGGCCCTTCTTGATATTGCTTCCATGCATCCGCATAGTGCTATCATGGAAGTTCTATTTGGAGTGGAATTCACAAATCGCTTCAAAGAAATTGTTGATGGTCGAGTAAGTATTAAGCATGAGGCCTGGGACATCGTAAACAAAATGCTGGATGGCAAGCTGACTCCTTATATTCAGAAAGTAATCGATGGTGAACTTACTTCTAAACAGCTTGCTGATGCTTTGAAAATTGCGATTAACTCTGTGTATGGTCTTACTGCGGCTAGCTTTGACAATGCTTTCCGGGATCGTCGAAACAAAGACAATATCGTAGCAAAGCGTGGAGCTTTGTTTATGATTGACTTGAAACATGCTGTTCAGGAGCAAGGCTTCGTTGTCGCCCATATCAAAACAGACTCCATCAAAATTCCTGATGCAACTCCGGAAATCATCCAGTTTGTTATGGATTTCGGAAAACGCTACGGTTATACATTTGAACACGAGGCCACATACGACAAAATGTGTCTCGTCAACGATGCAGTTTATATCGCCAAGTATAAGGACGGTAAGAACTCTGGAAAATGGACAGCAACGGGCACCCAGTTTGCAGTTCCCTACGTATTCAAGAAATTGTTTAGTAAAGAAGACATCTTATTTGAGGACATGTGCGAAACCAAATCGGTAAGTTCGGCTTTATATTTAGACATGAACGAAGGACTTCCTGATGTTTCTGAGTACGAGAAAGAACATCAAAAGCTTTGGAAAGATATCAACAATATAAATCTTCCTAACGATGAAGAAATGAAACGTAAGTGTAAACGAGTTAAGGAATTGTCAGAACACATTGAGCAGGGACACAATTATATCTTCATTGGTAAGGTCGGTCAGTTCTGCCCAATTAAGGAGGGCTGTGGTGGCGGACTACTCATGCGGCAGACAACTTCCAAAGCTGGAGAAATCGGCTATGCTGCTGCTACTGGTTCGAAAGGCCATCGTTGGTTAGAGTCTGAAATGGTTCAGATGCTTGGAAAAGAAGCAGACATTGACAGGTCGTATTATGACAAAATGGTTGACGATGCCGTTAAAACCATTGAAAACTGGGGCGACTTGGAATGGTTTGCTTCGGATGACCCCTATGATCGGTACAATAATGGAATATTGCCATTCTAAAAATGAAAAGGAGAATTAATCATGTCACAAAAAGTAAACGAAAAAGACGTCACAGACGTCAAGTCTATAACCCTGTTGAATACAAACTTCAATGTATATGGAACCATTGATAACCCACTGTTCTTGGCGGTTGACGTAGCCGAAATGATTGAATATTCAACTGACAAAACTCATCAGATGTTGGAATTGGTGGACGATGATGAAAAGCTGACCGATACAATATATCGGGCAGGTCAGCAACGTGAGGTTTGGTTCTTGACCGAAAACGGATTGTATGAGTTGCTTATGCAATCCCGTAAACCTTTTGCGAAGCGTTTTAAACTTGAAATAAAAAAACTGCTGCACCAGATGCGAAAAGGAGAGCTGAGATTCAATCGTGTTGTTTCGGATAGGAGCAACACACTGATGATTGAAAATGCTCGTATAGTCTTCCGCAACTTCTCTGGTGCTGAATCAAAGTTTAACCGAGCTGGCGACCGAAATTTCTGCGTGATCATTGATAATCCGGAACAGGCTCAGCAATTAGCTGATGAAGGCTGGAATGTAAAAAGTCTGGCTCCCCGTGACGAGGGTGATGAAGAGAAGCATTATATTCAGGTGGCCGTGAGATTTGATAACGTCCCTCCCAAGGTGTTCATGGTTACCAGACGATCCAAAACACCGCTTGATGAAGAGTCTATTAACACTCTTGATTTCGCTGAAATTCGAAATGTAGATTTGACCATCAACCCATCCAAATGGGAGGTCAATGGAAAGACAGGTATCAAGGCTTACTTAAAAACAATGTATGTCACCATAGAAGAAGACGAGTTCGCGGCTAAGTACGCCGACGAAGAAGGCCCTGAAGAACTCCCATTCCGATAATTTATTTATATTTAAGAGCGCTGGTTAGAAATAGCTGGCGCTCTTATGTTTTTTCTTGAAAGGAGAAAATATGGATTCTAAACCCTACTATCCGGAAAAAGAGTTTATGGATACTTTTAAGCAGCTTACCGTCAGATCAAGACCGTGGGAAGTTTGGAAAGATTTCATTACCATGTTCGCGTGTTCGTTGTCGAACCCTTTGGACAAAACAAATTTTAACGAGCGTGAAGTATCTTATATGCAAATCATTTGTAATAAAAAGTATAGCCCTAAGGAGTTGGAGTTGTTTCCTAAACTCGCCGGTTATGGCGTTGCTGCTTACATCAAGATAGGAAACTCGTTGACTGAACCTATGAGCCATAGCGATACACTAGAAAACTATTGGTTTACACCGATGTACTTTTCTGATGTGTAGGTTATGCGGCGGCTTTTTAAAGGGTTGAAGTGACGCTAAATTTACACGTCCTATTGTGAAAGGAAGTGTTATTTATGATAAAAATGACAAATGAACAAATTGATAGGATTAACGAATTATTGGTGACCGATGCTGAAGCTTTAACCGCTTTTTATGACGAAGGATTAAACATAGGAGCGAAAAACGGAGCAATCGGAGCAATGATAGGAATGGCTATCGGAGTGAGCACAGTTTTTATATGCCAAAAAATACTTTCCAAGTGTAAAAAATCAAAACACGAAAAAGAGGAGTCCTAACAAGGGCTCTTTCTTTTTCACATTCGAAAGGAGAAAAGAATTATGTTTATGGGTATTGATTTGAAGAAAACGGATATATCGAAAGAATTGGAATGGCTTAAGGGTTTTAACTATGCAACACATACGCAGAATGTTATTTCGCCACTAAATCTCGAAATAAAAAACGTTGTTTTTCATGGCGTAGCCACAATCGTGTTTTGGGCGGATGGAACAAAAACCGTAGTTAAAGCTCGGAACGAACCATTTGATCCCGAAAAGGGACTAGCTATGGCCATCTCGAAAAAGGTTTTTGGAAACAAAGGGAAATATTTTAACCCAATCAAAAAATGGGCTCAAAAATACAAGGAGAGCGAAAATGGATAAAAACAAACTTAATGCATTCGGGTACAAAGTTGGTTATATTTTTGCTACTGTTATCGCCATTTGTTTGATGGTAGCGACCATCGCTCTAACGGTTAAATTTCTGTTTTGGTTATTCTAAAATCAGAAAAAAGATGAAAAAAGGAGGTGGAAACCATAGCAGGTTTACGATTATACGATTACCAAGTAGAAGCTGTAAATAGGATGAAAAATGGCTGCATTCTTTGTGGCGGTGTTGGTTCCGGAAAAAGTTTAACCGCTGTGGCTTATTACTACCTCCAAAATGGTGGAAATCTAAACAGCTTAACCAGTAATGAATACACATCTATGCGCAATCGGCCCAAGGATTTATACATTATTACAACTGCTCAAAAACGGGACAAATTAGAATGGGAGGGTGAACTTTCGCCCTTCCTTCTTTCTATTCACCCGGAAGTTAATATGTATAAGAATAAGGTTATTGTAGATTCCTGGAATAACATTAAAAAGTATTCGGACGTAACAGATGCATTTTTCATATTTGATGAGCAGCGAGTGGTCGGCTCTGGAGTTTGGGTAAAATCATTCCTTAAGATTGCAAAGGTCAACGAGTGGATTCTATTATCTGCAACTCCTGGCGATACTTGGCAGGACTATATTCCCGTCTTTATAGCAAACGGGTTTTACAAAAACCGAACGGAGTTTACCAGAGAACACATCGTGTATAGTCGGTTCAGTAAGTTTCCTAAAATTGACCGTTATCTTAACACCGGTCGACTGATCAGATTGCGGGATCGCATTCTGGTGACAATGGATTTCCAAAGACAAACGGTTTCTCATCACGAGGACGTCTATGTAAAATATAACATTGAGAAGTACAAAGATGTCTCCCGGACTCGTTGGGACCCATATAAAAACGAACCAATCATTAATGCTGGTGGACTTTGTTATCTCTGGAGGAAGATTGTTAATACGGATGAATCAAGACAAATCGCTTTGTTGGAAATCTTCGAAAAGCATCCACGAATGATTATATTCTACAACTTCGACTATGAGCTGGAACTACTTAAAACCCTAGGTTACGGAGAAGGTGTGGAGATTGCCGAGTGGAATGGTCATAAACATCAACCTATTCCGGAAGGCGATAGCTGGGTATATCTCGTACAGTACACAGCTGGGTGCGAGGGGTGGAATTGTGTTAAGACCGATACAATAGTCTTTTACTCACAAAACTACTCGTACAAGGTTATGACGCAGGCAGCCGGAAGGACAGACAGGCTTAATACGCCGTATACAGATTTGTATTATTACCATTTGAAAACTCGGTCTGGGATCGACTTAGCTATAAGCAGGTCTCTCAAAAACAAGAAGAACTTTAATGAAACCCGGTATGTTAATGGTTCTAGTAGTTTGAAGCAAGCAGCATAATGATGCATTTGAAAGGAGAAAAATTATGTTACACATAAACGAAAGTTTTATCGTCAGTGTTGATTTTTCTAAAGAAGACACCGGCGTGTTAATTGTCGGGAAACAGAAAAAAGGTAAAGTTGATATCGTAAATGCTTTTCAAGGAGAAGAGGCTTGGGATCTGTTTAATAAGTTAACAACGATTAAGGAGAAAAAATGATCGATAAAATCAAAGCGCTTTTCAAGAAAATCCGTCGATTCTTTTCTATTGAACGTTGCTATACAGAAATGGAACAACGTGGTATCTCCGCTATGGGGTGTTGTTCTGGTATTGTTGGTGGGGATAAAACCACCGATTATCTACAATATCAATGTGTAGGATGCAAATACAATGTTCCGGTTCAAACTGATATTTCTTATGAAGAAAAAACAGAAAGGTTCATTACTTGGCTTGAAGAAACTCAAGGGATTACTCTTCTCAATTATCAAAAAGAAATGATGCGGGAGATATTGAAAAAGGCTAGGGATGAAGGCAAAATATATTTTCTTACTTGAAAGGAGAAAACCGAATGGACTATAAAATAATTGCTACTGATTTCGATGGCACTCTTTGCGAAAACAAATGGCCTGAAATCGGTGAACCAAACGTAGAGATTATCAATTATCTAAAAAGACAGAAAAGCGGCGGAGATGTGAAGTTGATATTATGGACTTGCCGTGCTGGTGATAGGTTGATTGAGGCGACTAATTGGTGTGCTGAACAAGGACTATCATTCGATGCGATTAATGCTAATATTCCAGAGATTATCGAGGAGTTTGGCTCTGATACCCGAAAAGTATTCGCTCATGAGTACATAGACGATCGAATGAGTACGAGATTCCGCTTCCCGTTTATAAAAATTGAAACCGGGATAACGGATGAAATCATTGGGAAATTGGAACATGTCTTTGGGTTTCCACTCCATGATTGGCAAAAACAATATTTAAAGGGAGATAATATCCCATTTCCTAGCGGTCGTGGTGGAGGGAAAACTTTCGCCTATTGTATAAGACTGTTGTTGGGCGAACACACACCAATTGATCTACATGCGGTGTGTGAAATTGATAAATTGGTGGACGAAAACCACGGCCTGCATTATAACCGCTTCTTTCGTGATTATATTAGAGACTTGAATAAACAGCTGATTGAAGCAGGTTTTAGAACGAATGCCCAAGAGAAAAAACACTATGAAGGAGCCTTTACAATGGTTCCTTTTTCTTTTTGAAAGGAGAAATATTATGAACGATATCAGATTAATCCACGAGAATACGGTTTTACCAAAACTATACCCAATGGACTGGGATGTAGAAATTAACGGTATTCCTTACTACGTTGTAAAAATTAAAGGTTACGTGCACACCATTGGTGGCAAATATGGAGAAAATGATTTATGGGCTTATCCTAGAACGGAAAAACCAACGTGTGAGAATTTAATTGAGTTCGGCTGTGAAAATCCTATTTCATGGGGAATCATATATGAACCCAAAAACTATTCGAAGTGTAAATGGGACGAGTGTGAAGCACGAAGCGGTGGAGTCGTCATGATTACTCGAAACGGAAAAGATTTCTGTGATGTGTTTGGAAAAGGGGTAAATTATGGCATTGATAAAGCGAGAGGCATGATCTCAGAATTTCAAGAACACCCTTTGGATCTAAACACGATTGATTTTGACAAAAAGATGATTGGTAGAAAAGTTTGGTGGAGAAGCGAACCAGCAATTGTTGCAAGGTATATTTCTGGTCAAGCTTGTGTGATACTTGAACCCGATGGAATAGAAGCATTTTCTGTCCCTGCTGAATTTAAAAACGAAGAGGATTGCGATTGCTTCTATGAAGACGGGGATGTAAAAACAAGTATTCTTGATAAACATATTTGGTGGTTTAGAGATTGAAAGGAGAAAAAACACTATGACTATTAAAGAACTTTGTACTAAATACGGTATCTCTTTAGAGGAGCTTGGAGATGTCGGCGAAATCAGTGATGGCTACCACACATTTAACAGCTTATATCAGCAAAGATGTATTCTGTTTGCTGCTTTGTGTAACACCTTTAAAGACCTATCATGGAAATCTCGGAAGCATTCAGACGGCGAAGAGTGCTTCGGTGGTGGATGGTTTATTGTCGGAATTGATACTCAAAAAGGTTCTTATACCTATCATTACGAAAATGAGTTTTGGGATTTGTTCAAATGCCAGGAACTTGAGGTTGCCAAAGAATGGGACGGCCATACCGATAAAGATGTTGAACGATTGCTGTCTCTTAAAAAGAGCGAATACGAATATTATTGGATTCCTGTTACGGAAAGACTTCCTAAAAAACCTAAGTATGACTGGGTTCTGGTAAAGACAGAGTTTGTTCCGGAAGGAGGCTCGGGTGTACCGCACGTGGCCGAGCTTCGCAATGGTATTTGGTATTGCGATTGCTGTGATGGTCCGATGGAGGATACTCTGGGACTGAGAGTCGTTGCATGGTTTGATATGCAGCTAATCAAAGATGCAGAACTTAAGCCAGAGTTCCTTAATAAAAAACTTCATATTCCGAACGTACCTATTAAATATAGAAAGAAACCGGTTATTATTGAGGCTGTACGATGGGATGGAAAAAATCACCGTGAAATGTGGAATTTTCTTACTGGAAAAACAGATGATTATATTTCATCCAGCGGTGATAACTTCTACATTGATCACGAAAAAGTTAATGGCGGTCTTATCATCAAGACTCTTGAAGGTGAGCATATTGCAAGCGTTGGCGATTACATTATCAAGGGTATTAAGGATGAGTTCTATCCATGCAAGCCGGACATCTTTGAGCAAACTTACGAAGAAGTGTAAAAAACCATATACGGGGAGTCTAAGTTTCCTTAGACTCTTTTCTTTTATTTGAAAGGAGAAAGAAAAGAGTTATCAATATGACCAATTAAAAAAACAACAGAATCAACTAAAAGCAAATACGAAAGGAAATAGATGATTGATATTGCAAAGTATGAATTAAAAAAGTTTCCAAAGCCACCAAGAAAATTATGTAGGACAATTGTTGAACGGTGGCTTCGCATTCTCTCTCCCTCACTGGTATTTGTTTATGCAGAGGATGAAGATGTAAACCAATATTTTCTTAATGTTGCAAGATATAAACTTTATAAGAGAACTTTAGATAAAGGTGGTTATAAACAATTATACAGAGCAATTAAAAATAGTGAGCTGAAAAAAAGAAAAGGAGAAAATCATGATTAAAATTGAAAAAACAGAAGTTATGGGTTTTGAGCAAGCTATCTGTGGAATGAGAAACCCGATGAATAGCTGGAATTGTAGCGATAGTTATTATAACAAAGAAGAGTACGATAGTTTAGATGGTCGTAAATACGATAGCAGTAGTGATTTTGGATATTGTCTTGGATATAACGACTACGAGCTGATGATGAAGCTTGTTAAAGGTGGTCCAGTTCATGCTAAGTTCCGTAGGATGATTACCGTATACGTCGATATTACGGCGCCTCTATACTGGTGGAAAGAGTTTGACACCTATAAAGTTGGTACGGTTGCCAACTCCTGCTCTACTATGCACAAAATAACCGAAAAGGAGTTTACTATCGATGACTTCTCGCATGACCATTTAACCATACAAAGTGAGAAAATTCTTTTCCAAATAATTGATTATCTTAACATACATCGCGTGGCCTTTTTGACAACCAATACAGATGTTAATGTAAATAGTACCGCGTTGTCTGATGCGGCATGTGTTCGAATGAAAAAAGATATTTGGTGGCAGATGATTCAGCTTCTACCCTCTTCCTACAACCAGAAGCGGACCATCATGTTGAACTATGAGGTTCTGGCCGGGATCTATCCCATGCGAAAAAACCACAAACTTGATGAGTGGCGTGAGTTATGCCGGTGGATCGAGAGACTTCCATATTCAAAGTTGATTACATTTGGTTGGGTAAGCGATGAAATCTTAACCAAAAGTCCCAATGAGAGCAGAGTATGGGTTTCCCCCCGATTACCTCAACGGATTTTATGACCAAAACGTTTCATATTTCGAATGGAATAAAGGAGGAAATGAAAAATGGTACTACCTGATAGCGGAGCAAGACAAAAATTTGCTACCGGTGCTGTCCGCGATATATCTGAAGGAAAAGGTCGCTGCGATCTCCTTCCCCTGGACACTATCGAACAGTTGCTAAGCGATTACAAATACTGGTGTGATACGATTAAGGATTCGAAATCGTCAATTCCCTCGGTATTTGAATCGATCAATTTATATCTTGAGACCGGCGGAACATCTCACTTGAGTAATGCTATTTGTCGATTTATCGATGAGGAGTTCAAGGGTGATATATATGGCGCACTCATTGAGCTTTCCAAGCATTATGAAGATGGGGCAAAGAAATACAGCCCAAACAATTGGAAACTTGGTATCAATGTACATCACTTTATCAACAGCACAATCCGGCATTACCTGAAGTACCTTCGCGGTGATACAGACGAGCCTCATAATCGAGCGGTCTTATGGAACTTGGTTGGTGCTTTCTGGACACATGATCATCATCCGGAGCTGAATGATATTCTTGAACAAGGAGGACAAAATGTGGAAACGAGAATTACTGAAGAATAAAATCTATTCCCTTATACTCGTTGGACTGGGTGCGCTGAGTATTCTAATCGAATACGACGCCACCTTTTTTGTTTTTACATCGATGATTGGTATTCCACTCTTCTTCGCTAAGGAGAATTGGATTACCGAAATAAACCCCGATAGGAAGGAGCGACCGGTTGGAAATTATGAACGACAAAGATTTAAGAAAAAATGGCGAGGGTTATTCAGACCCAACGGCGTACGAAGCCATTAAGAATGCGGATAAAGAAGATGAGAAGTTTAACAAATTATTACATACCATCTTCTATCTTTGCGAGCTTGCCGGGTTCCAAATTCAAGGAAGAATTGTGTTACTGGATAAAAGAACCGGTAAGGTTTGGCGTTGATCAGTATGTAGGTGACTGAAAACCGTGTTATCTTGGTAAATGTAAGGAGAAGAATTTTGAATAGAGGAAATAAAAAACGAGGATGCTTTGGTCTATTGTTGGATTTTATTCTGACAATTTGTACAAGCGGTTTATGGCTCATATGGATACTGATTCGGTATCTAAGAAATAACAGCTAATGGTTAACAACGCATATCAGTAGCCCGGATTTTGTCTTTTAAAGATGAGATTCGGGCTATTTTTATGTAGTTGGGTCGTCCGTACAAACTAAGAAGCTGTGGAAACGCGGCCCACTTTTTAAAAAGAAAAACGGGCATTGGTCACTTTAATGTGGGTTACTGAAAAATGGGTAGACTTTTACGGACGAAAAACGCTTTGACTTTTCATTTTTGCCCACTTTTTATGGGTTTTTGCCCACTTTTACGATATGAAAGTGGGCTTGGAAATTTGAAGCCATTTTCTGAAAACGGGGGTTTTTAGGCGTTTTTGGGGCAAAAAAGGACGATTTGCGCAAATTCGTTTTGAAAAAAATATAAAAAGCCCACTTGCCCACTTTTATTCTTTATTAATTGTGATAAAAAGATTAAAGATATATATAGATATGACCAAATAAAGTGGGCAACTGGGTTTATACCTTGAGTCATATATTTTCAGCAATAAAATCATCTATATATCACGAATAAATCCAAAAGTCAAGAGTTTTTCGAAAATGGTTTATTTTTCCCGACATCTATGGTATACTGTTTGCTGAATATGATTTAGTATAATGGAGGATTAAAATAGATGAAAAATAAATTTTTCGCTCTATCAATGGTGCTTATGTTAATTATTGTACTGGCCGGATGCTCAGATGACGTATCGAGCGTATCTGATAATAAAATAAACATGCCATCATCTTCAAAGAAGTTTGAGGGTGTTAATTACCAAGAGGTCGTCACTCAATTAAAGGATGCGGGTTTTACAAACATCGAAACAGAGGTATTGAGTGATTTAGTAACTGGTTGGACAACCAAGGATGGAGAGGTCGAGAAGGTTTCGGTGGATGGAGATGATCTTTTTAGCACCGATGATAAATTTCCTATAGATGCAAATATCGTAGTCACTTATCACACGTTCCCAGATGACTCTTCAAATGAAAAAAGCGAGTCTGAACAAAGTAAAGAACCAGTTGAAGAACCGACAGTAAAAGATGAAACTCTTACAATCGATAATTGTGAAGAATTGAGCAGCGTCTTACAATTAAAAGATTCAGCTGACCCAAGTGTAAAAGAATTTGCTGACAAGTATAAAGGTCAGAAGATAGAATTCGATGGTCGTATAGATTATGTGACGCAACACGAAAATTATAAAACTAGATATGACCTTTTAATGTCTTCTGGTGATTACGATGAGAACACTCAACTGGGTCCAACCTTCCAATTTAGTGATGTCGGACTTCAAGAGTTAGGAATTAAAGATTTATATCTCCCGGCATTTGTTAAAGTCGGAAGTAATGTTAAGATTGTAGCCGAAGTAAAAACTTATAACGAAGACTCTGGTTTGTTTATACTCAAACCTGTGTCAATCCAAGAAAGATAAATCAAAATATTTTAAAGCCTGTACCTATATGGTATGGCTTTTTTCTTTTTCCTGTAATTTTTAGCCGCGCGAAAAATACATACCCTTTTATGAAGAGAGAAGGATAAAACGTGACCTACGTTTACTTTCTCTCTTTTGTTTGCTTAAAAAACAAAGAAAGGAGACCTATCAAAATGTTGGAAAACAGATTCAAAACTAAATTGATTAAGGAACTGAAAGAGATGTTCCCTGGTTGTATTGTTATACATACAGACCCAAATGAAATCCAAGGTATTCCTGATTTGATAGTCTTGCACGAAAAAAGATGGGCCGCCTTAGAAGGTAAAAAAAGTGCAGATGCAAGATGTCAACCTAATCAACCATATTATGTAGATATTATGAATGAAATGTCGTTTGCGGCTTTCATTTATCCAGAAAACAAAGAGGAGGTATTGTATGAACTTCAACAAGCATTTGAATATTGAAGGGCAGCACGCCTTTCTCGGTGCTAGTAAATATCATTGGATTAATTATACCGAAGAGAAAGTTATTGATTCTTATTCGAAATTTATGGCTACTCAAAAAGGAACAATTCTTCACGAGTTTGCAGCGCAATGCATCCGGCTTGGGCAGAAATTGCCTAAATCTCAAAAGACACTAAACATGTACGTAAATGATGCTATTGGTTTCAAAATGAATACAGAACAAGTGTTGTTTTATTCAGAGAATTGTTTTGGGACAGCTGATGCCATTTCTTTTCGAAATCGATTATTACGTATTCACGATTTAAAAACCGGTGTAACACCAGCACATATGGAGCAGCTTTTAATTTATGTTGCTCTTTTCTGTTTGGAGTACAAATTCAAACCATCCGAGATTGACATCGAACTGAGATTATATCAATCTGACGAAATTCTTTTTCACAAACCATCGGTTGACGAGATTCTTCCGATAATGGATAAAATCGTCACTTTCGATAAGGTTCTAACAAAAATAAAATCAGAGGAGGATTAAACCATGAATCCCGTAGCGGAAGATATCTTAAAGCATTATGGAATGCCAAAGCGCTCTGGTCGTTACCCTTGGGGTTCTGGCGATAATCCCTACCAACGTAGTGGCGATTTTCTTAGTCGCGTTGAGGAACTTAAAAAGAAAGGCTGGACCGAAAAGCAAATTGCTGATGATTTTGGTCTTACCACGTCTCAACTTCGAACTCAGAGATCTTTAGCAAAAGATGAGCGAAGAGCGCTTGATGTGGCTCGAGCCAGAGGGCTCCGCGAAAAAGGATACAGTCTTAACGAGATTGCTGAAAAGATGGGTTATAACAACGATTCATCTGTGAGATCGTTACTTGATGAGGGTTCTGAAGCTCGTATGAATCAGGCTAAGAAAACCGCCGAGTTTCTTAAGAAGCAGATTGAAGAAAAAGGCATGATAGATGTTGGAGTCGGTGTTGAGCGCGAATTAGGAATCTCAAAGGAGAAGCTTAATCAAGCTTTGTACATATTGGAAATGGAAGGATACCCCGTGTATGGCGGTGGCGTTCCGCAAGTTACCAATGCAGGTAAACAGACCAACATCAAAGTTGTTTGCCCTCCTGGAACTGAACATAAAGACATCTACCAGTTTGAGAATATTCATTCTGTATCTGATTATGTATCTCACGATGGCGGAGAAACTTTTGACACCTTTGTTTACCCTAAAAGTATGGATTCGAGCCGAGTGAAAATTCGGTATGCCGAAGAAGGCGGAATTCAAAAAGATGGAGTTGTCGAGCTTCGAAGAGGAGTCGACGATTTATCTTTGGGTGATTCTCATTATGCCCAGGTTCGTATTTTAGTCGATGGAAAGAAATACATCAAAGGGATGGCGATCTATTCGGATGATCTTCCTGACGGCGTAGATGTTGTATTTAATACCAATAAAAAATTGGGAACGCCTAAAGATGATGTACTTAAAAACATTACGAGCGACCCGGACAACCCTTTTGGTTCTCTTATTAAGCCTGGTGGTCAAAGTTATTACATAGATAAAAATGGAGAACGTCAACTGTCGCTTATTAATAAAAGAGCGGAAGAAGGAGATTGGGGCGAATGGGCAGATAAATTACCATCACAATTCCTATCTAAACAGAGTATGGCTCTAATAAAAAAACAACTCGGTTTGGCCGCTGCTGATAAGATTGCAGAATTTGATGAAATTACTTCTCTTACGAACCCTACCGTAAAGAAAGCGTTACTGAAATCTTTTGCAGATGATTGTGATGCAGCCGCGGTTCACTTACAAGCAGCCGCTTTACCAAGACAAAAGTATCAAGTAATTCTTCCTATTACATCTATGAAAGATACAGAGGTTTACGCTCCGAATTATGAAAACGGTGAACGAGTTGCCCTAGTTAGATTTCCGCATGGTGGAACCTTTGAGATTCCCGTATTGACAGTCAACAACAAACAATCGGAAGCTCGAAGAATACTTGGAAATGCTCTTGATGCTGTCGGAATTAATAGCAAAGTGGCTGAGCGATTATCTGGAGCCGATTTTGATGGCGACACTGTTATGGTTATTCCCACTAACGGTAAAGTTAAAATTACTTCGACCCAACCTCTTAAAGGTCTTGAAGGATTCGATCCTAAAGCAACGTATCCTACTCGTGAGGGTATGAGGGTTATGAAAAACACTCAAACAGAAATGGGTAAAATTTCGAATCTCATTACGGATATGAATTTGAAAGGTGCCACACAGGACGAATTGGCCAGAGCCGTTAGACATAGCATGGTCGTTATTGATGCCGAGAAACACAAGCTCGATTACAAGCAAAGCGAAGTCGATAATGGAATTTCATCTCTTAAGAAGAAGTATCAGGGAACGGTTGATGAAGATGGCAGATATCATGAAGGCGCCGCCACTTTGATATCGAGAGCAAAATCTGAAACATCGGTTCTTAAAAGAAAAGGGAGCCCTATCATTGATAAGGAAACCGGGGAGCAAAGCTACAAAGAAGTGTACGAGGAGTATACAGATAAACAAGGTAGAGTTAAAGTTCGAACTCAAAGTAGCACTAAGATGGCTGAAGCTAAAGACGCTCGCTCCCTTTCGTCTGGCACCCCCCAGGAAGAAGCATATGCTGACTACGCCAATCGAATGAAAGCCCTAGCTAATCAAGCTCGTAAAGAGATGGTTAATACCGGAAAGATAGCTTACTCCTCCTCAGCTAAGACTGCCTATCAGGAAGAAGTAGACGCCCTATCTGCTAAGCTCAATGTAGCCCTTAAGAATGCCCCTCGCGAACGACAAGCCCAGGTCTTTGCGAATGCTTCTATGAATGCAAAGAAACAAGATAATCCCGACATGACTGTTGGTGAAATAAAGAAGGCCAATCAGCAAGAACTTACAAAAGCTAGGAATGCAGTTGGTGCTAAACGAGAACCCATCAAAATCACAGATCGAGAATGGGAAGCAATCCAGGCAGGCGCTATTAGTGAGAACAAGTTAACTCAGATTATTAACAATGTTGACATTGATAGCCTTCGTCAGAGAGCAACGCCTCGCGCTACTACACAGCTGAGTTCAGCTAAGGTAAATAAGATTTCATCTATGAGTGCATCTGGTTATAGTACAGCCGAGATAGCTAAAGCACTGGGTGTGTCCCCATCTACCGTGTCGAATTACCTTAAAGGAAAGGAGTGAACTAATCATGCAGAGTTCATGCATGTTAACAACCTTTGATAATCCTTTCAATCCGTTTGAACAGTTCACTTCTTGGCTCTTGTTCGACGTAGAAAAAGGATACAATTCTTGCGCTTATTTGGCAAGAATAGCTCGAACTTCCGATCAGCTTTCAGAAGAAGAAAATGATTTAGAAGTTGAACGAGCAATCGATGAAATCATCAAGTACGATTTCAGGAACATCTATAAAAAAGTAAAACAACAAGTTACAAGTGCTTAAACGGATTGTTTCTTGTTTTGAAAAGAATTCAAGAGATTTCTTTTGTTGTCTTTGTTCTATCTCATCACCACTAATGACATGGGGGAGGGGGTCCGTAAAAAGCACACCCCCTCCGTCATCGCGGCACTCCTAAAAAATTCTCCGGGGGTCATATTTTGGACATGTTTTCGGTTTTTGCATAGCATTTAAAAGAACTCACAAGGTTTGGTTTGATGGTGTTTTCCATTTTTCACTCCTCCTTTTCTCCTTTCAAGAGTTGTTTCAAATCAGTCTTGTGGGTTCCTTTAAATGCTATCTGAAACGGATTAAAAAGTATGTCAGGAATCGACAGAATGCCGTGAGAAGTGTTGGTTATTTAATGGAGAGGAGGCAGTAAGTATGAGGAAAGCTAAAGTCGCTAGCTCTTCCGAATCTTCACGAAAGATGAGACCGGCTTTAACCCCCGAAGCTAGGGAAAATCAAATGATATCTTTAGCTATGGATCTTGCTGAACAACAGTTGCGGAACGGTACTGCTTCTTCGCAGCTTATAACTGAGTTTGTCAAACGGGGTTCAACCAAGGCTCGAATCGAACAGGAGATTCTTGAAGAGCAAAAAAAGTTAACTGAGGCCAAGACGGAATCGTTACAGTCACAGAAGAAAGTAGAAGAGCTTTATGCTAATGCGTTGAGTGCTATGCGTAACTATAGCGGACACGGTGATTCCGATGATTATTAGGACTTATACGGAATTATCCAAACTACAAACATTTGACGAGAGATACCGGTATTTACAACTTAACGGGGCTGTTGGTAAAGAGACATTCGGATTCGATAGGTACATCAATCAGATTTTCTACAAATCTCAAGAGTGGAAATCCATACGAGATTTTGTAATAGTGAGAGATAATGGATGCGATCTCGGTATCGAGGGTTATGAAATTCATGGTAGGATTCTGATCCATCATATGAACCCTATTTTGCCAAAGGATATTGAAACCCAAAGCGAATTTCTATTGAATCCAGAATATTTAATTTCAACTATTCTCTCAACACACAATGCTATTCACTATGGGGATGTAAGTTTGTTGGCTAGAGCTCCTGTTGAGCGAAGCAAAAATGATACATGCCCGTGGCGATATTAACAAAAAAAAGGAGGAAACAAATTAATGCATCAGAATCAAAATTCAAGGTTTAACAATACCCAGGAAAAAGACCAGAGCGATATGGAAGATGTTATGCTTGGTCTCGTAGAAGGTTGTAAACGGCTCAACGTTCGTAAGGAACCACAAGTAGACGCCCAGATTGTCTGCGAGATTGATAACCAAACCGAGGTTATGATTGACGAAGCAGAATCAACCGATGACTTCTACAAAGTTTATACGGAAACCGGGATAGAAGGATTCTGTATGAAGAAATTTATCGTAGTGCAGTCGTAAAGGAGGATCGTCATGGAGAGCATACTGACGTCAATTAAGAAGCTACTCGGAATTGCGGAAGATGATACCAACTTCGATACCGATATTATCATCGACATCAACACTGAGTTGGCGGAGCTAGCGCAAATTGGTGTCGGTCCCTCTGAAGGTTTCGCAATAGAAGATAAAACTGCTGTATGGACAGATTTCATTCCTGCGAAATTGAATTTAGAATTTGTAAAGTCTTACGTGCATCTAAACGTAAAACTCGTTTTTGATCCTCCATCTAGCTCGGCTGCAATAGAAGCCATAAATCGGAAGATAGCCAAGCTTGAGTGGAGAATTCAGGTTGAGGCCGACACCGTAACATCTAAGAGTAAGGAGGAAAAACAAAATGAGTAACAACACGCTAACCCATCACGGCATTCTTGGTATGCGTTGGGGAGTTAGACGATCTGATGCTCAGCTTGCTAGAGCTAGAGGAAGTTCTAAAAAGAGTTCTTCAGATGCCTCTCACGAAGATTACAAAAAAGCTCATGGATCTAAAAACATTAAATCCATGAGCGATGCCGAGTTAAGAAACAAATTAAATCGTCTTCAAATGGAGCGACAATATTCTCAATTGTCCGAAGGAAGTGTTAGCAGCGGAAAACAGTTTGCGCAGAAATTTATGAAAGGTGCGACGACTGTCGCTGCTATTACAACTACGGGTCTTACGATTTATAACAATGTAGAGAAGATAAAAGGTATTCTTAAGAAGTAGGTGAACAATTATGGCATTATCAAACACTGCCGTTCCAAAATATTACGGCATGTTTCGAGATGCCGTACTTCGAGGCGATATTCCAGTCAATAAAGAAATCTCAATGGAGATGAATCGTATCGATGATCTGATTGCTAATCCAGGAGTTTATTATGATGATCAGGCGGTTGAAGGTTGGATTCGTTATTGCGAAGAAGAACTTACTCTAACGGATGGTTCTGACTTACATTTGTTAGACAGCTTCAAACTATGGGGCGAACAGATTTTCGGATGGTATTATTTCGTCGAAAGAAGCGTGTATGAACCAAATTCCGATGGTCATGGTGGTCATTATGTCAAGAAAACTATTAAGAAACGATTGATTAATAAGCAATATCTGATTGTCGGAAGAGGTGCTGCCAAGACCATGTATGGTTCGACCATTCAAAATTACGGTCTTAATATAGATACCTCTACTACACAACAGGTTACCACCGGTCCCACCATGAAGCAAGCCGACGAAGTCATGGGGCCGATTAGGACCTCTATAACAAGATCCAGAGGTCCATTGTTTCAGTTTCTAACTGAGGGTTCTCTCCAAAATACGACGGGATCTAAAGCAAATAGAGTAAAGTTAGCTTCAACTAAGCTAGGTATTCAAAATATGTTGACCGGTTCTATTCTGGAAGTAAGACCTATGAGTATACCAAAGCTTCAGGGCCGCCATGATAAATATGCTACTGTCGATGAATGGCTTTCGTGTGATATAAGAGAAGATGTTATCGGAGCCATTGAACAGGGCGCTTCTAAAAACACAGATGATTATCTCATTATAGCTATGAGTTCCGAAGGCACTGTCCGAAATGGGAGTGGCGACACAATCAAAATGGAGTTGGCTGACATTCTCAAAGGCGAATACATTAATCCTCATGTCTCGATTTGGTGGTACAAGCTTGATTCTGTCGATGAAATTTCCAACCCGGACATGTGGCTAAAAGCCAATCCTAATCTTGGTAAGACCGTTAGTTACGAGACCTACCAACTTGAAGTTGAAAGAGCTGAAAAAGCTCCAGCTGCCCGAAATGATATCTTGGCAAAACGTTTCGGTCTTCCCATGGAAGGTTACACTTATTACTTTACATATGAGGAAACCCTCCCCCACCGAAAACGTGACTATTGGAAATTGCCTTGTTCATTAGGTGCAGATCTTTCACAAGGAGATGACTTCTGCGCATTCACTTTTCTGTTTCCGCTACCAAGAGGAAGTTTCGGTATAAAGACACGAAATTACATTTCTTCATTAACTCTAATGAAATTACCAGCTGCTATGAGAATCAAATACGACCAATTTATGGCCGAGGGTAGTTTAATTGTTCTTGACGGTACCGTTTTGGATATGATGCAGGTTTATGAGGACTTGGATAATCACATAACTGAGTGCGGTTATGATGTTCGATGTTTCGGCTTTGACCCGTACAACGCCAAGGAGTTTGTTGAACGTTGGGAATCAGAAAATGGTCCGTTTGGTATTGAAAAAGTTATACAGGGTGCAAAAACAGAATCCGTTCCTTTGGGTGAGTTAAAGAAACTCTCCGAGGAACGGATGCTTTTATTTGATGAGGATTTAATGACTTTTGCTATGGGTAACTGTATTACTTTGGAAGATACAAACGGAAATAGAAAATTGCTTAAGAAGCGATACGAGCAGAAAATTGATGCTGTTGCGGCTATGATGGATGCTTACATTGCCTATAAGCTTAACAAAGATGCTTTTGATTAAAGGTGGTGATTAACTTATGGATAATGGATTGACCCATCATGGAATTCTTGGTATGCGTTGGGGTGTTCGTCGTACCCAGACACAACTCGGTAATCTTAGTAGAAAAGATACCAAGTGGGTCAAGAAGAACACCGATAAAATAACGGAAAAAGCTCGAAATAAATCTTCTAAAGATTTGATGAAATATGCCAATGAGCTGATGAAAGATCCACGTGCTGTCAACAAGTCTGGAAAGCTTAGTGCAGCAACAATCAATTCTTACAACCAAAAGATGGCTTCTCTTATGAGCGAAAAAGTTTCTGACTTGAAATCACCATCTGGTAAGGTTGTGCGATTTGTAGCCAAGCGAGGAGAGGTTGGGGTTTTTATGGCCCTAGCTGATCAAGGTTATAACATGAATCAGCTTAAAAATGGAATTTATGATTCTGGAAAAGTCGCATATAGAAACACCGTTATTGATAAAGTCAAAAACTAAAGGAGGTGATGGTTCAAAATGGAGGTGACTTTTGGTTCGAGAATAAAACATGCATGGAATGCGTTTTTAAATAAAGACCCCACCAGAAACTTCAGGAATATTGGAATCGGCTATTCTTATAGACCTGATCGAATCCGATTATCACGAGGTAATGAGCGTTCTATCGTAACATCGGTTTACAATCGTATCGCGTTGGACGCCGCTGCAATCAGTATTCAGCATGTAAGATTAGATGAAAATGATAGGTTTTTATCTGTGATTAATTCGGAATTAAATAAATGTTTAACTCTTGAATCCAATATTGATCAAACCGGACGTGCATTTGTTCAAGATGCTGTTATGTCTATGATGGACGAAGGTTGCGTGGCTCTTGTTCCTGTGGATACTACAGATGATCCAGAGATTACGGGTGCCTATGATATCAATTCTTTAAGAACTGGAAAAATTTTGGAATGGTATCCTCAGCACATTAAGATTCGTGTTTATAACGAGCAGGTAGGCCGTAAAGAAGACATTGAATTGGCTAAAAAAGCCGTAGCTATTGTTGAAAATCCTCTTTATGCAGTCATGAATGAGCCTAACTCGACTATGCAGCGACTTGTTCGAAAATTAAATCTTCTGGACGCAATTGATGAACAGAGCGGTTCTGGTAAATTGGATTTGATTATTCAATTACCCTATGTCATCAAAACAGAAGCAAGGCGTCAACAGGCTCTAAACCGCCGTCAGGATATAGTAGATCAATTGTCTGACTCAAAGTATGGTATCGCTTATACCGATGGTACAGAGCGTATTACTCAGTTGAATCGTCCGGTTGAGAACAATCTAATGAAGCAGATTGAATATCTAACGAGTATGCTATATAGCCAGTTAGGAATCACTCAGAGTATATTAGATGGTACTGCCGATGATAAAACGATGCTTAACTACTATAATCGGACAATTGAGCCAATAGTTTCGGCCATTGTCGATGAAATGAAACGAAAGTTTCTAACAAAAACTGCCAGATCACAATTCCAATCTATCTTGTTCTTCAGAGATCCGTTTAAGCTTGTTCCTGTTTCAGAAATATCTGAAATCGCTGATAAATTCACCCGAAATGAGATTATGACTTCGAATGAAATCAGACAGATTATTGGTTTGAGACCGTCGGATGATCCAAAAGCTGATGAGCTTAGAAATAAAAATCTGAATCAATCTGCTGAGGACATAAGTGATGAAGAAGCGTTGGATGAGGAATCCCAACAAGAAGGGATGACTAGAGAAGAGTATGATTCGGCCATTGAAGATTTGGACGACTTGGATGCTCAATTAGATGAACTTGAAGAGGAGCTTGATGTTGATGAAGACTTAAAACATTATGCCAGTCCATATTATGATCCGGTAAAAGCGCATGAGTATTACTTAAAAAATCGGGAATTAAAAAGCCGTAAATCCACAGCTAAACTTAACGAGGCGGGAAAAAATGCTGCCCAATATGTTAAGGAGCAGTTGACCAGTGAACGGAAAGGCAAAGTTAAAACACACAAGGACCAAACAGATTCTCAGATTGAGAGTCTGCGTAATCGAAAAAAAGCCAATGTCGAAGCCCATAAAAATGCTATGCAGGGTAAGATTGATGATTTGCGAGAACTTCTTAAAGACATGAGTAAGGAAGAAAAAGCTAGTACTAAGGACCGGATTTATAACCTTATAGGTTCTCTTCGAGAAGACAATAAAAAAGAACGTCTTCGTTTACAAGAAGATTTTAAGTCTTCTAGCAATTCTTTGCGTTCTGGTCATAAAGAAGAAAGAACCCGTTTGAAAGAAGAGTATGACGAAAAGTACATTCAGGAATTGGATAAGATTCGTTCTGATTCGACTTTTAAAAGGGCTTCAAAGAAGAAATCATCTAAATCCGATACAAAATCGAAATTGGCTAAATACATGATAAAAGGAGGTAATTCAAAATGAAGAAGTTTGATTTCAGTGGCTGGGCTACTCGAAATAACCTGAAATGCTCTGACGGCAGAACTATCATGAAAGATGCGTTTAAGGGAAATAACGGGAAGACTGTTCCACTCGTCTGGAATCACCAACACAATGATCCTTTGAATATTCTGGGTCACGCGCTGCTCGAGAACCGCGAAGAGGGCGTATATGCGTACTGCGAATTCAATGATTCAGAAGCTGGCAAGGCCGCCAAGCTTTTGGTTGAGCATGGTGATGTGTCCGCTCTATCTATCTTTGCTAACCAACTTAAACAGCAAGGGGCTAATGTATTACATGGAGCCATACGAGAGGTGAGCCTTGTTCTTGCTGGTGCAAACCCTGGGGCATTTATTGATTCAGTAATGAGTCATGGTGAGAAATCCGATGAGGAAGCCATTATCTACACCGGCGAAAACATTTCTTTGTTCCACGCCGATGATCCACCAAAAGACGATCCCAAAGACAAGGAAGAGCCTAAGAAAGAGCCCGAAAAGAAACCTGACGATGAGGAAACGGTTGCCGAAGTATTCGACACTCTTTCTGAAAAGCAGAAAACCGTAGTTTATGCAATGCTTGGACAAGCTCTTGAAGAGACAGGCTCCCCCATCCAAAATAACAATGAAGAATCTAAAGGAGGAAACGAAACTATGAAACATAACGTATTTGACAAGGAAGACACCAAGAACGAGGGTATTTTGATGCATTCCGATCAGAAGAAGATTATCGATTTGGCTAAGTCTAACAGTGTGGGCAGCCTGCAAACTGCTATCAGCATTTTCGCTGAGCAGAACCCCGATGTTATTGCTCACGGCATTGATAACATCGAGACCTTGTTTCCTGAATACAAGGATGTTCGTCCTGGTGCTCCCGAGTTGCTCACTACCGATGAGGGCTGGGTTGGCAAGGTTCTGGCAAAAGTCCATAAGAGCCCCATCAGCCGTATCCGCACTCGTCAGGCAGATCTTCGTAATATTGAAAATCTTCGTGCCAAGGGTTACAAGAAGGGTAATCAGAAAGGCTTTATCGGAAACATTCAGCTGCTTCACAGAACCACCGATCCCCAGACTGTCTTCGTTAAGAGCAAGCTTGACCGTGATGACATCGTTGACATTACGGATTTTGATGTCGTTCAGTATATGTACGGTATCGACCGTATGAATCTGAATGAAGAGTTGGCCACCGCTATCATGATTGGCGATGGTCGTGAAGTTGGCGCTGAAGGAAAGATTGCTGAAGACAAGATTCGTCCAGTGTGGCTTGATGATGAACTGTACACCATTCACGCAGACATTGATATTGCGGACATGAAGGCGACTCTCCAGGGTACCAACACCGGTGCCAATTTCGGTGAAAACTACATTTACGCTGAGGCTGTTATTCAGTCATTGCTGTATGCCCGTGAGAAATACAAAGGTTCCGGTACACCTGATTTCTATTGCACTCCCCATCTTGTAAATGTCATGCTTCTTGCTCGTGACCTGAATGGCCGTCGTATTTACGATAAGGTGAGTGATCTGGCCGCTGCTCTGAACGTTGGTGAAATTATCACTGCCGAGCAGTTTGAAGGCAAGACTCGTACTGCCGATGGTAAAACCAAGAAGCTTCTTGGTATTATGTGCAATCTGACTGACTACTCTCTTGGTGCTACCAAGGGCGGTGAAATCACTCATTTCACGGATTTTGACATCGACTTCAACCAGGAAAAGAGCTTGCTTGAAACTCGTTGCTCTGGTGCAAGCACCCGTGTCTTGTCCGCAATCGCTCTGGAGGAAGATGTAACATCGTCCGGAACGCAGGGCTAATTAACAAAGGAGAAAATACAAAATGGCAAAATTCTATGGAATGATCGGCTACGGTGAAACGGTGGAGACTACGCCCGGAGTATGGGAAGAGCAGATCACGGAACGTCCGTATTATGGTGATTTGATTCGAAATACTCGTAGGCTTCAGTCTACCGATCAACTCAACGACAACATCAATGTCGCAAATGATATCAGTATCGTAGCCGATCCATTTGCCAATCAGAATTTTCATTCGATGCGGTACGTTGAATTTATGGGTGCTAAATGGAAGATTTCTAACGTCGAAGTTCAGTATCCAAGACTTATACTTTCGATTGGGGGTGTGTATACCGATGGCGAGCAGACTTCAACTTCATGAGGTTTTGTGTTCAATACTTGGCACAAAGAACGCCTACTTTCAACCCCCAGAAACACTAAAGATGAATTACCCCGCCATTGTATACGGTCTTGAAGATATCAAGAATTCGTTTGCAAATGGCGGGGTTTATTCGTCTTCGAGGAAATATTCGGTGACTGTTATAGATAAGAATCCGGATAGCCTCATCGTGAATAAAGTAGCTGCTTTACCTACTTGTCGATTTAATCGGCATTATGCAAAAGACAATCTGAATCACGATGTCTTTACCATCTATTTTTAAGGAGGACAAATTTATGAGTAAACTTGTTTGGGACGAAACCGGCAAGCGATTTTATGAAACCGGCGTAAGCCAAGGCGTTCTTTACCCGACCAAAACGGGTGGTACGTATGATAAGGGTGTTGCTTGGAACGGTCTTACCGCTGTAACTGAGAGCCCTTCTGGAGCAGAAGCTTCCCCCATTTATGCCGACAATATTAAATACTTGAACCTTGTATCGGCAGAAGAGTTTGGTGCCACCATCGAGGCATATACATACCCCGATGAATTTGCAGCATGTGACGGTTCCGCAGAAATTGCTCCGGGTGTATTGATCGGTCAGCAAAATCGTAAGACTTTCGGCCTTTGCTACCGGACGGTTCTCGGAAACGATGCCGACGGTAATGATTATGGGTACAAACTTCATTTGATTTACGGCGCTTTGGCAGCTCCTTCTGAGAAGGGGTACTCGACAATCAACGATAGCCCCGAGGCTATTACTTTCTCTTGGGAAGTTACAACTACACCCGTTAATGTACCCGGATTCAAGCCCACTGCTCAAATCACTATTGAATCCAAGAAAGTTGACGCTACGAAGTTGACCGCTCTGGAGGCAATTCTGTATGGCGGTACAGATACCGAGCCGAGATTGCCCCTGCCTGATGAAATCATTACTTTGCTCGGAGTTGCAGAAGGCTAAACAACAATTATCACATTAATTCGCTTAGGGAGTCGTTTCAGCTGATTGGCTGGCGGCTCCCTTTTTTTATTTGAAAGGAGAAAAATTATTATGTTAAAGAAAACCATTACTTATACCGATTACAACGGCTCCGAAAGAACCGAGGATTTTTACTTCAACCTTTCTAAAGCTGAAGTAATGGAGATGGAGATGAGTACAAACGGCGGTCTTGCCGAAATGATTACAAGGATTGTCGCCGCCCAAGACTCCCCTGCCATTATTAAGATTTTCAAAGAACTGGTATTGAAAGCGTACGGCGAGAAAAGTCCCGACGGGAAGAGATTTGTTAAGTCTGATGAAATTGCCACGGCTTTTTCCCACACCGAGGCGTATTCTCAATTGTTCATGGAGCTGGCTACGGATGCCGATGCTGCTGGTAAGTTTGTCAACGGAATTGTTCCTGGTGATATGCCCAAGCAGACACCGGCTCTGCACCCGGCTACGATGTAGAAAAAAAGTAATGGGAGGTCTGAGAGATGCTTCAACTTACAATACCAGCCGTCGAGCAATGGGATGAACAAAAGCAAGAATTTGTTTACTCGAAGGGACAGACGCTGCAATTGGAGCATTCTCTCGTCTCTCTTTCAAAATGGGAATCCAAATGGTGTAAGGCGTTTCTTTCTAAACAGGAAAAAACGTTCGAAGAAACTTTGGATTACATAAAAAGTATGACAATCACGCAGAACGTCAATCCCGAGGTATATCAATATCTTACTAACGAAAACATCGACCAAGTTAACAAATATATAGAAACTCCTATGACTGCTACTTATTTTTCAGAGGATAAGACTGGAAGATATAGCGGAGAGCAGATCACAGCGGAGCTTATCTACTACTGGATGATAGCCTTAAACATCCCATTTGAGTGTCAGAAATGGCATCTTAATCGACTTCTCACTTTAATTAAGGTTTGTGACATTAAAAATCAGCCACCTAAAAAGAGAAGTAAGAAAGACATTATGAGTCGAAATTCTGTTTTAAACGCTGCTCGTAGAAAGCAATTAAATACGAGAGGATGAGGTAATGAGGTAATGAAAAATAAACAAAAAACACGTTATAAGACGTGGCTTACAACTTTTACAAAGAAAGCGGTTACTGCGATTCTCATCGTCTCATTGGTGGATCTACAGTTATCGTACATTCTTGCTTTTATGGGAAAGGAGCAAATTGCGGAATCACTTTCCAGCACTATTGCCAGCACTGTTATCGGAGTAATGATTGGTTATTTTCTAAAAGCGCTTTTCGAAACCTTTTTCGAAGAACGTGAAAAGAGACTAAACAAGTTACTTCAAGACACGCCGTCAAATGACGAGCCTATTGAATAAAGGAGGTTTAACCATGCCATTTTCTTTTTTAACTACAGCTCTTTTGATCGTTTCTGTTGCTACCAATCTTACGGTCGAAGGAGTTAAGAAGTTGCTCGACGGCACAAACGTTAAGTACTCTTCAAATGTTCTAGCCGCTATTCTTTCAGTCGTAATTGCATGTGCTATTTGTGTTATCTATATTATCATGAACGACATCATCTTTTCTGTAAAGATTGGAGTTGAAATTGTTATTCTTATGTATCTCGGCTTTCTGGTCTCTACGGTTGGTTACGATAAAGTCGTTCAGATGATTAAACAGATTCAAAGTATTAAGGAGGATTAATAATGAGTAACAGCCCACTGGTTGGTTATACAAAAATCAGCCCTAATAAATCGACTTCGAGAAATCATAAGATTGACACTATTACAATTCATTGCATGGTTGGACAATTATCTGTTGAGACTTTGGGTAATGTCTTCGCACCGGCGTCTAAACAGGCTTCTTCCAACTATGGAATTGGTTCGGATGGGCGAATCGGAATGTATGTTGAGGAAAAAGATCGTTCTTGGTGTTCATCCAACGTTGCAAATGATAATCGTGCTATTACTATAGAATGTGCGAGCGATACGACGCATCCTTACGCAATTAATGACAGGGTTCACAAGGCTCTTATCGAGCTTTGTACTGATATTTGTAAGCGTAATGGTATCAAAGAACTTAAATGGAAGGCCGACAAGTCTTTTATTGGACAGCCGGACAAGCAGAACATGACAGTTCATCGTTGGTTTGCTAACAAGTCCTGTCCTGGCGATTATATCTACAACCGTCTCGGTCAGATTGCATCTGAAGTAAACACTAAACTCGGTGTTTCTTCTGCTGATAAGACCGACCGGACTTCGGAAGTGTTGTATCGGGTTCAGACTGGCGCATTTAGCAACAAAACTAACGCCGACGTAATGTTGGCTAAAGTAAAAGCTAAAGGTTTTGAGACTTACATGGTGAAGGTTGATAATCTTTATAAGATTCAGGTAGGCGCTTACAGTAAGAAAACAAATGCCGATGCTATGGCCTCTAAGCTCAAAGCAGCAGGATTTGACACCTATATTACTACAAAGAGCGGGACGGCAGTGGCAACAACATCGAAGAAGAGTGTTGATGAAATCGCACGAGAAGTCCTTCAAGGTCTATGGGGCAACGGTCAAGACAGAAAAGACCGTATAACTAAAGCCGGATATGACTACTCTGCTGTGCAGAAGAGAGTGAACGAACTTCTATAAAAGGAGAGGAGAATTCGTATGATAAGTTTCAGACAAAAGGGTGACTTCTCTAAACTGACACGTTTCTTAGAGAAAAGCAAAGAGGCCGTTCGTCTCGGAGATCTCGACAAGTACGGTCGGGAGGGAGTGGCCGCCCTTGCGTCTGCAACACCTGTCGACTCCGGACAAACAGCAAATTCGTGGTATTACAAGATTGTAAACCGAAACGGGACTGCAACGATTACTTTTTACAACTCTAATATTCAAAATGGAGTTCCAATAGCCATTATTCTACAGTATGGGCATGGGACGGGAACCGGCGGCTGGGTACAGGGGCGAGATTACATCAATCCTGCTATCCAGCCTATTTTTGACCAAATTGCAAATAACGCATGGAGGGAGGTTACTAAGCTATGAGTACGACCGTCGATCAAAGAGTCGTTGAAATGCGTTTTGACAATAAACAGTTTGAAAACAATGTTCAAACCAGCTTATCAACGATTGACAAACTAAAACGAAGTTTGAACCTTGAAGGCGCGGCCAAAGGCTTGGAAAACGTAAATGCGGCAGCTAAAAACTGCAATATGTCAGGACTTAGTGGTGCCGTTGAGACGGTTCGAGTTAAGTTTTCGGCTCTCGAAGTCATGGCAATAACCGCCCTTGCTAACATAACAAACTCGGCTTTGAATGCAGGAAAGAAAATTGTTTCTGCTTTGACTATTGACCCTATCAAAACAGGTTTCGCGGAATATGAGACACAGATTAACGCTGTTCAAACGATCTTAGCAAATACTTCTTCTAAAGGGACGACCTTAGATCAAGTAAATAATGCGCTCGACGAGTTGAATAAGTATGCCGATATGACAATCTACAATTTTACGGAAATGACCCGTAATATTGGTACGTTTACGGCAGCTGGCGTGGATTTGGATCAATCAGTATCAGCAATTAAAGGTATTGCAAACCTTGCAGCTGTGTCAGGTTCTACATCACAACAAGCAAGTACGGCAATGTATCAGCTTTCTCAGGCATTAGCTTCTGGTACTGTAAAATTACAGGACTGGAACTCGGTTGTTAACGCTGGTATGGGTGGCGCTGTTTTCCAAGACGCATTAAAGGAAACTGTTAAGGTTCATGGTATTGCAATCGACCAGATGATTAAAGATGAAGGTAGCTTCCGTGAAACATTGAAGAACGGATGGCTTACATCCGAGGTTTTGACAGAAACTCTGGCTAAGTTCACTGGTGATCTTAATGAAGACCAGCTTCGTACAATGGGTTATACCGAAGAGCAGATAAAATCCATCATTAAAATGGGTCAAACTGCTAATGATGCTGCGACCAAAGTCAAAACTTTTACTCAGCTTTGGGATACTCTTAAGGAAGCCGCGCAGTCTGGATGGACGCAGAGCTGGGAAATTATTATTGGTGATTTTGAAGAAGCCAAAGAACTTCTGACCGAGGTAAGTGACGTTCTTGGTGGTATTATCAACGAATCTGCTAATGCTCGAAATGAGATGCTTCAAGGTTGGAAAGACCTTGGCGGTCGAACAGCAGTAATAGAAGCTGTACGAAACGCATTTGAGGGTGTAGTTAGTATTATTACACCAGTCAAAGAGGCTTTCAGAGAGATATTCCCCCCTATCACGGCTAAACAGTTAGTTGCCTTTAGTGAGGGTCTTCGTAATCTAACGGCAAAGCTTAAGCTTAGTGAAAATACATCTGCAAATCTCAAATCTACCTTTAAAGGTTTATTTGCTGTTCTGGATATTATCAGACAAGCTTTTGTAGCTGTTTTTAATGCAGTTAGTCCCCTATTCGGAGGATTTAGCACTCTTGGTGGCGGCATCCTAGGTGTAACCGCATCTTGGGGTGATTGGCTTGTTCAGCTCGACGAAACGATAAAGACTACTGATATCTTTAATAAAGCTATGCAGGGTCTTGTTGGTTTCGTTAAAACCGCAGCCACCGCAGTTAAAGATTTTATCAAAGCGGTTGGTGAGAAATTTAATTTTCCTGGTTTGGAGATATTTCATTCGTTTCTCAAAAGGGTACATGAAAGAATGTCTCAGGTTGGAGAAGCTGCCGGTGAAATGAAGTCGGGCGTAGTAGTCGCAATAGAACTGATGGGTGAAGCATTAGCTAACAGTAAATTCCTACAGGCTCTCGAAGCTTTATGGAAAGGGGTTAAAACTATAGTTGGTGGTATTGCTTCTGCACTAGGTTCATTGACCGGAGGTCTTGTTGAAAAGATTGGAAACGCTGACTTTGACGGATTTCTGGATATTATAAATAGCCTTATTGCTGGAGGCATTGGTATAGGTCTCATGAAGTTTTTGAAAAGTGTTACGGACACCTTTAAGGGATTTCAAGATCTTACTGATGGTATTGTTGATATTTTCGATGGTGTAAGAGGTTGTTTAGAAGCTTATCAAACTCAACTTAAAGCCGGTACATTACTTAAGATTGCGAGTGCTATTGGTATTCTCGCCGCATCTATCTTGGTTATATCCTTGATTGATAGCGAAAAACTAAGTGCTTCTCTTGGTGCAATCACTGTTCTATTTGCCGATTTAATGGGTTCAATGGCCCTGTTTGGCAAAATCAGTGGAAATCTTACAGGTGTTACAAAGACCTGTGCAGCTATGATCAGTATTTCCGTAGCGGTCCTTATTCTTGCTTCAGCTTTGAAGAAGATAGGCGAACTTGACTTTGATGAGATGGTTACAGGGTTGGTCGGGGTTGTTGGATTGACAGCAACAATGGTCGCTGCTGCTAAAATTATGGGTAGCGGTTCCTCTACGATGATTAAGGGAGCTACTCAGATGGTTATATTTGCAGCGGCTATTAAAATCTTAGCTTCTGCTTGTGAGGATCTGTCTCAACTTAGTTGGGGTGAGCTTGCTAAGGGTTTAGTTGGAGTTGGCGTTCTGATGGCAGAAATTTCTCTATTTCTGAACACTGCCAAATTCAGTGGTAAATCTATTACAACTGCGACAGGGATTGTCATTCTTGCCGCAGCCATAAAGATTCTCGCTTCTGCGTGCGCGGATTTTGCCCAAATGAACTGGGGCGAAATTGGAAAGGGTCTTACCGCTATTGGTGTGCTACTTGCCGAAATCGCTATATTCACAAACCTTACCGGAAATGCAAAACATGTCATCTCAACCGGCGTTGCCCTTATTGCTATTGGAGCGGCAATGAAAATCTTTGCTTCCGCTGTTCAAGACATGGCTTCAATGTCATGGGAAGAACTTGCGAAAGGTCTTACTGGTATGGCTGGCGCTTTGCTTGCGGTTACTGTAGCTGTTAATTTCATGCCCAAAAACATGGTTGGCATCAGTGCAGGATTAATAGCCGTATCAACAGCTCTTGTTATCTTGGCGAATGCTCTTGATAAGATGGGCGGAATGAGTTGGGAAGAAATCGCTAAAGGGTTAGTTACTTTGGGCGGTTCTATGGGTATTCTTGCGATTGGTCTTAATGCGATGAATGGAACCTTAGCCGGATCAGTGGCCATGCTTGTAGCAGTGGCAGCTTTAGCGGCGTTAACCCCAGTTTTAAGTATCTTAGGAGCTATGAGTTGGGAGTCAATTGCGAAGGGACTTGCAACTATCGCTGGGGCATTTACTGTTATTGGTGTGGCCGGAGCAGTGCTCACTCCCCTTGTACCTACGATTTTAGCTCTCGGTGGGGCATTCGCTCTTATCGGAGTTGGCGTGCTTGGAATCGGAGCAGGTTTACTTGCTGCTGGGGCTGGTTTGTCGGCTTTGGCGGTAGGATTCACAGCATTGGCAGCGGCCGGAGCGGCCGGGGCAACGGCTATCGTGGCCTCATTGACTGTCGTTATTACAGGAGTAGCAAGCCTTATTCCAGCAGTAATTGAAAAGATTGGTGAAGGAATTATAGCATTCTGCGGTGTTATTGCAGAAGGCGCACCTGCTATCGGAGAAGCGGTTAAAGCCATAGTTCTTAGTCTTATTGACGTACTGGTAGAATGTGTTCCTGCAATCGCTAATGGTGTTCTGGAGCTTGTCGCTGGAGTATTAGTGGCCCTTGTCGAGTATACCCCCCAGATTGTTGACTCTATATTCCAGTTTCTCATTGGAGTTCTCGAGGGTGTAGCTAGAAATCTACCAGGCCTAATCAAAGCAGCTATTGATGTACTAATGGCGTTCTTCTCCGGCATCGTGGATGCTCTTAGCGGAATAGATGTCGACGCCTTACTCAAAGGTATTGTGGGTATCGGTCTGTTGTCTGCTATAATGGTTGCTTTATCAGCTGTGGCTGCATTAGTGCCTGGTGCTATGGTCGGAGTCCTTGGAATGGGCGTCGTAATAGCTGAACTGGCGCTTGTATTGGCGGCTATTGGAGCTTTAGCACAACTTCCGGGATTGAACTGGCTGATTAATGAAGGTGCCGAGCTGATGCAAGGCATTGGGAATGCTATTGGTTCGTTTATCGGCGGTATTATCGGTGGTTTTATGGGCGGTGTTTCTAGCAGCTTTCCTAAGATTGGATCTGATTTATCAACGTTCATGACTAATATACAACCGTTTATAGAAGGGGCAAAAAGTATCGACGCTTCAACTATGGACGGCGTAAGAGCTCTAGCCGAAACAATTCTTATTCTTACAGCCGCAAATATTCTCGAAGGTCTGACATCCTGGTTTACTGGTGGATCTTCGATGACTAAGTTCGGCAAAGAACTGGCAGAATTCGGTCCATATTTTAACGATTACTATGAATCTATTAAGGGTGTTGACGGTTCTGTCGTGGAGTCATCTGCGAATGCTGCTAAGGCACTTGCCGAGTTTGCAAAAGAGATACCCAATAGTGGTGGAGTAGCTGGTTGGTTCGCCGGTGAAAATAGTTTGTCAGCATTTGCCGAAGAACTTGCTGAATTTGGTCCTAAACTTAAGGCTTATGCTGACAGTGTAAAAGGACTTGACGCTAACGTTGTAATAAATTCTGCGAATGCAGCTAAGACACTTGCCGAAATGGCTAGTAATCTACCAAACCAAGGCGGAGTTGTAAGTTGGTTCACTGGCGATAATAGCTTATCGAGTTTCGCAGATGAGCTTGCCAAATTTGGTCCGGTATTGAAAACATATGCCGACAGTGTAAGAGGATTAGAGCCGAATGTTATTCTCAATTCTGCTAATGCCGCAAAAGCTTTAGCAGAAATGTCAAATAACTTGCCAAACCAAGGAGGAGCTGTAAGCTGGTTTACTGGCGACAACACTCTTTCTACATTTGGAACTGAATTAGCGGCATTTGGGCCTAGTCTTAAAACGTATGCCGACAGCGTAAGAGGTTTGGATGCTAATGTGGTAATGAACTCCGCAAATGCAGCAAAAGCTTTGTCCGAGTTATCGACAAATCTTCCGAATAGTGGCGGCATTGTAAGTTGGTTTACTGGAGATAACGATATTGCTGCTTTTGGAACAAAATTGGTATCCTTTGGTCAATCGTTCGCTTCGTACTATTCTAGTGTGAGCACTGTTAATACCTCTCAGCTATCCGGTGTTATTGCGGAGTTTAGGAAATTGGTAGACCTTGCAACGGGAATCAGCAGCGTTGACACAAGCGGAATGTCTACATTTAGTAAGAATCTAACCGCTCTTGGTAGTTCTGGAATCGAGGGGTTCATCAGTGCGTTCACAAATGCCAATTCCAGAGTGACTACCGTTGCTACTACTATGCTGACAACGTTCATTAACGCAGCTAATGCCGAGAAGACGGCACTTACCACGACATTCACGGCACTTGTTCAAGCGGTAATAACGGCCATCAACAGCAAACAATCAGAGTTTCAGATAGCTGGTAACAACTGCATGATCAAATTTATCGCTGGAGTGAAATCCCAGGATACGAATTCTAGAACAACATTCACAAATATCATAAGTGGATGTCTAACAGCAATCAAGAATAAGTATTATGAGTTTCAGAGTGTAGGCCAAGAATGCATGGCTAAATTTATTACTGGGGTGAAGTCTAAAGACGCATCCGTTAAAGAATCATTCACATCAAGTCTTTCCGGAGTTGTAAGCGGAATTGAGGATTACTACAGCCAGTTCTATTCAGCCGGTTCTTATCTTGTGGATGGGTTCGCAGCAGGTATTAGTGCCAATACTTACAAAGCTGAGGCAAGAGCAAGAGCAATGGCAGCCGCAGCAGCAAGAGCAGCCGCGAGAGAACTTGATGAACATTCTCCATCCAAGGTTGGTTATAGAATCGGCGATTTCTTTGGCCTGGCCTTTGTAAATGCAATTGGAGACTACGAGTCGAAGTCTTACAAAGCCGGTTCTGGAATAGCAGAATCTGCCAAGAACGGTTTGAGTAAGGCCATTTCTAATATTACCGACGTCATCAACAGCGATATCGATACTCAGCCTACAATTAGACCGGTACTCGATTTGTCAAATGTGGAAGCTGGAACGAGCAGGATTAATGCTCTATTCAGCAGAACACGGGCGATATCTGTCAGTACTGGTATGAACCGGCAGGACGATGCGAAAATTCAAAATGGAGAAAATTCTCAAAACAATGGTAACTCATTTGTATTTACACAAAATAACTATTCGCCTAAAGCACTGTCGAGAGTTGAGATTTATCGACAGACAAAGAATCAGTTCTCGGCGATGAAAGGATTGGTGGAAGCATGATAAAATCAATCACCGTGACAAACTATCTTGGCGATACTATTAAACTGGACTTATCGAGGCCGGAGGAATCCGGCTTCATAGTCCGATCTGTTACAGGTTTAGGGCCTGGGAAAGCGAACATCAATACAACCGAAGTTTCTACAAATGACGGTTCGTTGTTCAATTCATCCAGACTTCCGAGTCGAAACATTGTAATGGGATTAAAGTATTTATGGAAAAATTCGGTAGAAGATGTCCGTCAGCTGTCGTATAAATACTTTCCGATAAAGAAAAAGCTTACTTTGCTTATTGAGTCGGATAACAGAAAGGCGGAGATTGACGGATACGTCGAATCGAACGATCCAAATATTTTCAGTAAGGATGAGGATTCGGATATTTCAATTATTTGTCCGAATCCTTACTTTTATTCCGCTGGAAAAGATGGCAAAAATACGACGATTTTCTCTGGTGTCGAGCCAATGTTCGAATTTCCTTTTAGTAATGAGTCTTTGCTCGAGCGTTTGTTAGAGATGGGAACAATCCAGAATCAGACAGAGAAAATTATTACTTACGACGGTGATTTAGAAATTGGCATAACCATCACGATTCATGCGGTAGGAGAAGCAAGTAAAATCGCCATCTACAACACCGGAACTCGTGAAATTATGCGAATCGATACCGATAAGCTGGCTACGTTTACCGGCTCCGGAATTATTGCCGGTGATGATATCATCATTTGCACAGTAAAAGGAAGTAAATCTATCAGCTTGAAAAGAGTAGGTAAGACGACCAACATCCTTAATTGTTTGGAGAGGAACGCAGATTGGTTCCAGCTTGCTAAAGGAGATAACCTCTTCGCATATACGGCAGAATCCGGTAGCAGTAATCTTCAATTCAAGATTGAAAATCAAATAGCCTACGAGGGGGTATAAACTATGGATTTGACCGTTTTAAATACGAATCTGGACGACGTCGCCCTCGTAGATACTTATGAATCGTTTATCTGGACTGATCGCTACTATTCGTGCGGAGACTTTGAGTTTTATACTACTATAAGCGATGGTATTCTCGATTATATCAAGCAGGATTACTATTTGCAGAATCGAGACTCAGAACATACTATGATCATTGAGAAATTACTTATCGACTCTGATATGGAGAATGGTAACCACATTACTGTCTCCGGTCGTTCACTGGAATCCATCTTGGATAGGCGAATCATCTGGGGACAGAAAACACTAAGCGGAAATCTTCAAAATGGAATAAAAACTTTGCTTAATGAGTGTGTTATATCTCCTTCGGACAACAATCGTAAAATCTCCAATTTCGTTTTCGAAGAGTCTACAGACCCGGCTATTACCGGATTGGCCATTGACGCACAGTATACAGGAGATAATCTCTATGATGTGATTCGGAAAATCTGTGAAGAGAAAAGCATCGGTTTCAAAGTAACTCTCAATAATAAACAATTCGTCTTTAAACTCTACGCTGGTACTGATAGGTCTTATGACCAGACAGCCGTTCCTTACGTTATATTTTCTCCTAATTTCGAAAACATCATTAATAGTAGTTACATCGAGTCTAGAGCTTCTTTGAAAAACATTACGCTTATCGGCGGTGAGGGGGAAGGAGCTGCTAGAAAGTATACAACTGTCGGTAGTGATGGTGGTAGTGGCTTGAAGCGGAGAGAGCTCTTTACCGATGCCAGAGATATTTCATCAGACGTTGGAGATGGGATAGTTCTTACCGATGCAGAGTATACGGCTCAGTTGCAGCAGAGAGGAAAAGAGAAGCTGGCTGAGCATCCGGACATAACCTCTTTCGAGGGGCAAGTAGAGACCACCATCATGTTCAAATATGGAGAAGATTTCTTCAATGGCGATGTGGTTCAGATTGCCAACGAATACGGGCATGAAACAAAAGCTCGTATTTTGGAAATTGTTATATCTGAAAACGAGGAAGGAACTTCGGTGTATCCGACCTTTAAAACAATAACTAAGGAAGGAGAGTAAAGCTACATGAGCGTAACAAGTGGATTTTTTAACTCTCTCAATGGTGACAGACGCTACAATGCCGAACAGATGTCAGATATCTTTAATGGAATTATTAATGATGGCGTGTTTGCCAATATTGGTACTGCATTCGGAGTTAAGGCTAGTACTGGTAATATTGTTACAGTAGGTATTGGGCGAGCTTGGTTTAACAGTACTTGGTTGCTTAATGACGCTATCTTGCCAATTACGGCAGATGCTTCCGAAGTATTACTTGATCGTATTGACGCTGTCGTGATTGAGATTAATCGCGATAATTCCGTCAGAGGAGGCAGTATCAAAATAATTAAAGGTTCGCCAGAGAGTAGCCCTACCAAACCCACCATGATTAATACCACATATGTTAATCAGTATCCGTTGGCTTATATTTACCGTAAAGCCGGATCAAGCGAGATTACCCAGGCCAACCTTACAAATGCGATTGGTACGAGTAGCTGTCCGTATGTCACTGGCATTCTTCAGGTGCAGAATATTGATAACATTGTGGCTCAGTGGCAGGCTCAATGGAATGGGTGGACGGAATATAATCAACTTAATTTTAATACATGGATTAACAGTTTAAAGGATATTCTGAATGGGGCCGACGCTGCTAAGTTAGCAGAGCAGATTCGTAAAATAAATAACAAAAAGTATGTTGTACTTACAGTTGCAGGATGGAGTGGCAGCGGACCTTTTACTCAGACTGTAGAATTTCCAGAAATATTAGCTACTGATGAAGCCGAACTTGGCAAAGCACTAATCGAAACCGAATCAATAGAGCAAGTTAAGGCTTATAATAAGGCGTTTGGGCTTATATACTATGGAGAGACTGGAGACGGTCAAGTTACATTTAAGGCATATAAAAAACCTTCTATAGAGTTTATTATTGCTTTGAAAGGAGTTGGTTAATATGAGTAAAGTATGGATTTCTGGAGGCGGGGGTGCAGGAGCAGGCTCCGATGACTGCACAGCAACTTCAGCTGATGTAATAAAAGGTAAAACAGCAGTTACTTCTGATTCTGATGATGAACCTATTTCTGGAACAATTGAAGAGAGAAGTGGTTATACAGCAGCACTTTCTTTAGACTCGAACAGCACTAACAAAACAATATATGCTCGTATCCCTTTTGGCGCTTATAGAACGGGAACCTCTATTGGTTATCCAGAAATAAGTGTACCATTTTCAGATATAGCAGCAAAGACGGGCGTAACCTCTGGAAAAATATTAGCAGGACAATCCGCTTGTGGAGTAACCGGTACAGCAACATCGGACGCAACCGCAGGAGCCGGTGATATATTATCGGGAAAGACTGCATATGTAAATGGTAATAAAATAAATGGAACTGCTGTTGCGGGCAAGAGATTTGCTGATGGAACGGTGCCTGGTTCTGCAACAAAGTTAGAGTTTGTATTAGGAAATGGCACAACTATTTATACGGATTATTGTGCCGTTTCAGGTTTAAGCTTTACTCCAAGTATAATAATTATTGTCATGATAAGTAATGCTACCGCAAGCAATATTACTAGTTACTTTAAAAATATTAATATTTTTCCAAGTTACCCTGAAACAAAGATAAATGCTACTCGGCATATGCAATACAGTTCGGGCACAACATCATTAGAAAGTTATGGATTTAAATTAACGGGTAATGCATATGTAACCAACGGAAGTTTTAGACTTCCAGCGATAAGCAGTTCCAGCTTCAATCTTTATTGGATGGCAATCGAATAGAAAGGAAAATTTTATGAAAATTGTATTAGCAAACGACACAGAATATCAGGCAACGTCGGCTTCACTAACTGAAGATGACCAGCTATGTATTACTCTCACCGAATTGTCCGATCCATTAAACGAAACCAGAGTTCGCAAATCATTAACCTTGGAAGCAATGTCAAGTGTCAAGTTTTACAAAAACGACACAGAATACACAGTATACGAAAATTATGTTTTACTGGATTCCTATAAAGTAAAAATAAATGAGGAATCCTTTGATATGACCCTTTATTTTAACAAATATATTGATAATAAAAGGGTAGAAACACTAGAAAAAAAATGCAATGTTTTATTTGATGTTACTAAACAAGTACTTACTGAGCTTGTCCCTGGCATCAAGTTAGGTATATAAAGAAAGGGGAAAGGAGATGGTCACCACGGCTACATCACTTGCGCAAATGATCATACTTGCAGATGACCGCGAAGCAGGGCAGGGCAAGGTACTCTATACTGGGTTTTTTGTTAATACGGAGTTTTATTCAAAATACCGGTCCAACGTAGCTGCAATCCTGATTGCAGAAGGCTATGAAAGATGCATTGTTACTTAAGGCAATGCGGATGGGGCGTGTAACAGCGCCCTTTTATTTAATTAAAGGATAAGAGGTGGTTACATGACAGAAACAATTATAGTGGCTGTGATTAGCCTTGCCGGTACGCTGGCAGGGTCTTATTTTGCCCAAAGGAAAAGTACGGTTTTAATTGCCTATCGTATAGAACAGTTGGAAAAAGAGGTAAAAGAACATAATAATTTTGCTAAAAGAATGCCAGTAGTTGAAGAACAAATAAAAGTAATCAATCAAAGCTTAGCGTCCGGTTTAGCAAGTACAGGAAGCGTTCGAAGCCATTAGGAATTTAAAGAATAAGAAAGACATAGATTACCCCTGGCGGAAACTATGTCTTTCATGTGTCATTAGGTTAAAATAGATGCAGGGATTAATGTACAAAAATCACTTTCTATATATAGATACAAATTCAGAGTTCATAGACTCCACAGGCTTGTTGTGAACCTTGGATGTTTTTTTAGGAGTCCTTTTATTTGGAATATCTCGTTCATAAACCTCTACAAGATGGAATTTATTTTTTTCTAAGAAGCATTTTGTGATATCGTTTAAATTTATTTTCACTCTATCAACCGTTCGATTTCCTAATGTCAGTACTATATATTTATTCGTAACTCTACATATATCCTCTAAAACATTAAAATAATCAGAAAAAAAACGTATCACTTTTCTATGCTTGTTTTCACATATTTTATCTAAATAAGGTTGTATCAAACTCAGGCTGTATTCGCTCAAATTTTTGCTGCTCTGACACCCTCCTATACTCTTAGAATCTATGATAGAATAATTTTCAAGCTCCCATCCCTCCAATTCTAAATCTTTGTTATCTATCCATAGCAAAGCTAACATGGAAAACTGTCCGTAGGGAACAGTAGTGCCATTATCACCATAAGGAGGGGATGTAATAGTAATATCAAAACAATTATCTTCAAATTGCTTCATTTGGTCTACTATGTCACATTTGAACAAGGTAAAATTTTTAAATGAATTACAAAATTTAGGATATGACTTTGTTACTGCGGCTAAAAAATCAGGTATAACATTATTTTCTATCCTGTCAATTGCTTCATCTGTTCGTATGTGTAATTTATAAGTTGAACTTCTTGTGTTGCTATATTTACGAACAATATCACAAAGGATATACCAAAAAAACAATCTGCTTTTATCATTTTGAATTTGAACAATTGCTGTTCTTAGTATTCTTAATGATTCAATAATATCCTCTTTAAACCATTTATTTATATTCGTAAACTCGTAAACTTTCCCTTGTTTTATTTGTGTCAGTAACTTTTTCAACTGCTCAAAATCTTTTCCAAAGTCTTTATCTATACCCTGTAATTTTACTTTTGTTATAATGTTCGCAAGTGGATTAATGTCACAACCAATGAGATGTATATTATAATCAATCTCTCCACACTCATATAGAGCCGTGCCTGATCCATGAAAAGGATCAAAGACAGTTTTAATTCCACCTTGAGATATTAAATTGCTTAGAATAGCTTTTTGTACAGGAGCTACCATAACAGCAGGATATAGTGAAGTACCATGAATATCACTTTTTTTCTTATAATTTTTGAATGAAATATCTTCTATCAT